AAGCAGGATTGGTGTAATTGGTAGCACGAGAGTCTCCAAAACTTTTAGTAGAGGTTCAAGTCCTCTATCCTGTGCTTGTTCTCTTAACTCAGTGGAATAGAGTGCTTGGCTACGAACCAAGAAGTCGGAGGTTCAAATCCTCCAGAGAACGCTTGACAATCTATGCTACATATAGTATGATTGTTATATTGGAAAGGTGGTCGAGTGGTTGAAGGCTCTAGTCTTGAAAACTAGCGATGTGAAAGCATCCGTGGGTTCGAATCCCACCCTTTCCGTTGCTCCTTGTGAGCAAAATGCCTCCGTAGCTCAGCTGGATAGAGCAACGGTTTTGTAAACCGTAGGTCGTCGGTTCAAGTCCGACCGTGGGCTTGACAGAATTTCAATTCTGTCTTACACTTCTTTAGTCCGTGTGAAGGAAGTGAGTTGAGGAAGAAATTCCTCAACATTTGCGAAAGTAACTCAACGGTAGAGTCCCTGCCTTCCAAGCAGGTTGTTGCGAGTTCGAATCTCGTCTTTCGCTCCAGGGAAATTAACTCAGTGGTAGAGTGGCCTCCTTACAAGTGGTAAGTCACTGGTTCGAATCCAGTATTTCCCATTAACAATATACATATATTGTTAAACAAACTCGGGATGTAGCGCAGCTTGGTAGCGCATCTGTTTTGGGAACAGAGGGTCGTAGGTTCGAATCCTATCATCCCGACTTGAAACAATTTTCTTTTAATTATATGGACACAATTCACTATCTTTATAAAGAAAATTGTTTCAGTCAATCCGAATTGGATTTGATTTTTGATGAGTTAAACTTTTTAAATAATCCATTAATTCTTGAGGGTCCAGAAGTAACTGGTTCAGCAGAAAAAAATGGTTCTTTCAAGAAGAAGAATAAAGGTGTTTGGGTGAGTGATTTTTACACAAATCCACATAAAACATCTTTATGGAGATTAACTAGAAAAGTTTTAGATAATTATATATTAGATTATAGTCAATTGCACTATTCAAATAGAGCAGTGCTAAATACAAATTACTCTAAAACATTATTATCTTATTATGAAAATGCAGATTGTTATGAACCACATACTGATTCTGCATCAGTAACAGTGTTATTTTGGTTTTTCAAAGAACCAAAGCATTTTGATGGGGGAGACCTCATTCTTAATGATATTGGAAAAACATTTGAAGTACAAAATAACTCAATGTTGATGTTTCCTTCTTGGGCAAAACATTCTGTTACTGAAGTAAAAATGGATGAAAAGTATTTAAATCAAAAATTGGGTAGATACTCAATTACAATGTTTATGCATATTCATCCACATTATGATTATATTTCTAACAAATGAAAATAAATCTCTGGTACTGTAAAGATATGGGTCAGTGGAGGTGGTCATTAACTGATGATTCCCGACCAATCGTTAAGCAGGAAACTGGTCAACAACCAGATTTACGAGTTGCAATGAATGACATTGCAAACACTGTTGAATATATGCTTTCTAAGGAAAGTTAATTTTATTCCCCTATAGCTCAACGGCAGAGCAGAGAGCTGTTAACTCTAAGGTTCCTCGTTCGAATCGAGGTGGGGGAGTTGGAAGTCCTAGGTCTTCCAAACTGAAAATGCTGGACAAACTTCGGGGGTACAAATCCTTGCAAGGTCTCCCTGCCCATTACCTGGTGGTTCCTGAGAACAGGAAGAATAAGGTCTGGTGTTTTCTTTGTCGATGTGGCGGAATTGGTAGACGCGCTGGGTTTAGGTTCCAGTGAAGTAATTCGTGGAGGTTCAAGTCCTCTCATCGATATTAGGATTTTTATCCTAAATAAAAAAAAAAACGGGGAATTAGCTCAGTTGGTAGAGCAGGGTCTTTGCAAGGCCAAGGTCAGGAGTTCGAGTCTCCTATTCTCCATTAACCAATTGCGTAGGGAAGTATGGAACTTCAAACGATTGGGTCAAAGGTTTTAAGAGAAAAAGCAAAAAGAGTAGCAAATATTGATGATACCATAAGGTATCTTTGTTTTAATATGGCAAAGACCATGAGAGAGAAAAATGGTATTGGTATTGCTGCTCCTCAAGTTGGTGTAAGTAAAAGAATTATAATTGTTGATAATAAAGGAAAAGACTGGATTTTAATCAATCCAGAAATAGTATGGAAAAGTGATACCCTTGTTAATTTTGAAGAAGGATGTCTAAGTGTTCCTGGTGTTTTTGATAATGTGAAAAGACCAGAATCAATAAAGATTAAATATAGAAACGCAAAGGGAAAACCAATCTTCGAAAAAGTAGATGGTTTATTGTCGAGAATTGTTCAACATGAGATTGACCATTTAGATGGAGTTTTATTTGTTGACTATTTGAAAGAAAAAGAGTAATATATAAAGTGTTCAAGAGGATGGGAATTCTGATGTTTCGGACTGGGGTTCGATTCCCCACATCTCCATTTCAGGGGGATGTACTGGTTTCGACGGGGCATAAAGGTCTTATCTGTTGACGGGACAAACAAACAAACAAACGCAGCGAATAAAATCGTCAAGTTCACTCGTCAGTCTGCACCTGTTGCAGTTTGACTCTAAATGAGTGGAGGGGGTTATAAGTTTCCTTCTTACCCAAAACTTACATAGGGGTGCAATGCCCCTTTTATTTTATAAATACTCAAGAATTATTCATTTTAGAAAGTTCATGAAGTCACTCACATTAACTGTAAACAATATTGCTCCTTTCTTTGTTGCAGCAGTAGTCTCCGCATCGACTGCTTTCATTGGATTTGGTTTTTATCATGGGACCTTCCATATGAATGCAAATCAAGCACACTGCCACCAAGATGGAGTTTGTCACAATCACTGAGGTAAATTATGAAATTTGTTATCATTGCAATTCTTTCTAGTGTTGTTTCTATTGTGACATGGGAAAGTTTACATGTTGTTTATCATATTGATGGACCCAAAGAAGAAGTGATTAGTAAAAAAATAAATAATTAAAATTCGAATTAAAACAATGGGAAGATTTACTGATTTATTCCAAGAAAATCAACCAGCAGAAGAAGTTTTTGCTCCTGCACCAGTAGCAGAATCAGTAGAGGTATCTGCACCTGTAGTTGAAGTTACGGAACTCTCTGCACCAGAAGCAGTTGTGGAAGAAAATGAAATTTTCAATCCAAATGCTAGAGACAGAGATGGTGATGGTCTTGTTCAGGAAGGAACAATTCACGAAAGACCAGTATCAAAGAAAACAAAAAAATACTGAGGACAGTCGGGCAACCGTCCACTGAAGTCCCCAACCCAGTCCGAGTCGTGCTATGATTACTAGGTAATCAAAGAGGTGCATGACTCGGATTTTTCTTGACGAATCGCAAATTGAAGAACTCGACAACTTTGATATTTACGAAGATTTAGAAGATATTTTTACTGAAGAACCAGTTGCCGAAGATGACTGGTTTGGTGTTGATGACCCTGAAATCTGATTTTTAATTTATTATGTCTACTCGTTCACGTATCGGCATCGAACTCAAGAACGGTTCTGTGCTTTCTGTGTATCACCACTGGGATGGTTATCCCGAATGGTTGGGTCGCATTCTCAACACTCACTACAACACTCGGGAGAAAGTTGCTGAGTTGATTGATGGTGGTGACATGAGTTCCTGCTGGACTGAAGACCGTTGGAATAGTGAGACTAAAGCACAAGAATATGGTCCTCAATACTACTCTCAACGTGGTCAAGATTGTCCTCCACGGCACGATGAGACTCTGACAGAGTATTTGTCTGATGGTGAGGAATACGCATACCTCTTCAATCGCAATGGTGAGTGGGTGTGCTATACTATGAATTGTTATGAACAAAAACTTCCAGAAATTATTGAAATCCCCTCTACTGCTCTTCACGTCTGATTTATGAAAACTTCTACTGCTCTTGGTCTCACCTTTGGTGTAATTGTTCTTGCTGTTGCTGCTCTATTTTTTGAAGCAGCACTGCTTGGATTGATTTTGTCTTGGTTTAATGTTTCATTGACCATCTGGCAAAATCTTGCTATCGTATTTCTTGCTAATCTTATTTTCAAACCCACTGGAGGTTCTTCGAAATGATTACTACACTTATGGCAGGATTTGCTTTTGGTTATTGTGTAATGGATATTATCTTAAATTATCGTGCTCGTCGTATTATGGACGAACTTCTTGAATCTACTCTGGAGAATGACAAATGAAACAACAAAACGGATTTATTGACCCTGCTATCGTTGCTATTTCTGTTGGTGTGATTGTAATTGGTGGTCTCATCTTTATTGGTGGTCCACAATATAATGTGTGGCAACAATCTCTTGCTGGTAAAGCAGAACTTCAGAAAGCAGAGTATACTCGTCAGGTAGCAGTTCTGGAAGCACAAGCAAAGAAAGATAGTGCTCAACAACTTGCCGATGCTGAAATCATCCGTGCTACTGGTGTTGCTAAGGCAAACCAAATCATCGGTGATTCACTGAAGGACAACCGTGAGTATCTTCAGTATCTGTATATCACTGGTATCGAAGATGGTGCCAAGAATGGTAATGTGACCATTTATGTTCCAACTGAAGGTGGTATGCCTGTTCCTACACTTCAAATGAATAAGTGATGTTGATGATGTCTGAAAATTGGGCAAAAGAATTAACTCACAACCAAGTGATTGACTTTTATTACAGTCAGATTAAAGATTGGTACACTCCTAAAAATCAAAGTAACATTTTAGTCTATAATAAAGAAGAAAAATTTTATCTATTAGAAGAACCATACGAACAAGATGATTACGAGTAAAAATTTATTTCCAATAACATGTGTTGATGATTTTTACTCTGACCCAGATAAAATTAGAGACTTTGCTTTATCTTTAGACTATTCAAAGAAAGAGGATGGAAATTATCCAGGAGAAAGAAGTCAACTAGTTCATAAAATATCACCCCATCTTTTTGATGTTTTATGCAATAAGGTCTTTTCTTTGTTTTTTGATTTTAATTCAAATTATTTGGATTGGAAAGTTCAATCTTATTTTCAAAAAATTTATCCATTTGAATCTTCAATTGAAGATTCAAATGAAGTAAACTCTGGATGGACACATGTTGACGATAATACAATTTTTGCAGGAGTTATCTATTTAAATCCAAATCCAAGTTTAGATTCTGGAACTTCGATATATGAAGCAGATGATATTGATGAAAATGAAATTGACTGGAGTGTAAGAAATAATTTTTATAACAAAAAAGGATTGCCTCCAGATGAATATGCTAAAATCAAATCAAAGCACAATTTAAAATTTCATAAGACTGTAGAATTTAAGAATGTCTACAACAGAATGATTATGTATAGTGGTTCCTATTGGCATAGACATTCTGGTTTTTTGATGAAAAATGAAGATTTTAGATTGACTCAAGTTTTTTTTGTTACTCACTTAAAGAGTAATTATCCCCCACCTTGTATTAGGTGCCAAAACTACAATTTCTAAGTAATTAAATCATGACAACTAAAAGAAAATTTGTTTGTGTTCAACCAACTTCTAGTATTGCTCAACTGAGGTTTAATACCGAAATGGACAACTTGCACAGTTGTTATGTTGACATTGAAAGAGAAAATGTGCTATTTTTGACCTCTGTAAACGGTAAGTATAAGTTTACAGTAAACAAAACTGAAGATAGTAACTGGAAAATTATTAAATGAAACATTTTTTTGCTCTTCTTGTAGTTTTTATGTCTGTGCCAACATTTGCACAGACAGTACCACCTAAACCGAAGGTGTATCGTCCTTTTGTATATGAAACTCCATGTGTTTTGGAGGCAGGACTTCAGACTTATCCTGATACCTGTAAAGTTGTAGAAACTCGTGAAACTGGTGGTGCTCTTCGCACCCGCAACATCTTTTCCAATAAGTTTGGGTTGACCATTAAAGGTCGATTTGATAAAGAGAAAGGATATATGACATGGGATAGTCATAACAAATATGAGTATAAGTGGGAATATAAAGTTGGTGGTAATCAAGAATCTGGTGCATGGACTTATGTGATGCCTGGGTTCTTACTTCAAAATGTTTCTTGGGATTGATTATTATGTTTATTAAACCTCTTGTTGCTTATCCACTTCTTATAATTATGGGAATGATTGGATTTAGTATCGGTGGAGTTGTTAGTACAGAAAGTACGACAAACAATACACTCAAATTGTGCAATCAAAAACCACATGAGTGTAAGTTCAAATACGATATTTTGATGTATAATGAAACTGGTAGAGTTCCTTATGCTCCACCAAAACCTCAGACTCAACCACAACCCAAACCTGAAGAGAAGAAATGAAACTTCTAGACTTTAAATATATCCAAGACTTTGGACACGAATATTATTTTTGTTTTCTGAAAGGAAAGAATCGGTCATTTCTTCAAGTCTCTTTGAATTGGAATGACTATGCTGGTTGGCCTTATATTCAAGTTTCTTCTGGATGTGGACGACTTCTTTCTGTTATTCTCTGGGTATACAAGTTTGGTCTAGATTTTGATGTTGCTGGATATAATTGGCCCTCTAAGTATGACGACTGATGAAACTTTCAGAAAAGGCAAAAATATACTATAATGTTTGGTGCTGTGCATATCAAAGACGATATGCTGCCAAACTTGCACAAGACTGGCAAAGATATGATGGAGAGCATCAAACACTTTTAATGTGCTTGAATATGAAAGGTGCAAAGTGGTGTCAGTTTGATTCAGATAAACCTAAGCATTTAACCTAATGACATTTTCTCCCATAGACGTAGGAATCATTATATTTGTTGTAATGTACATCTGGTTATGGATTTTTATTTACTCACTTAAAGACAATGACTGAAAAGCAAAAAAACATTATCAAATATACTCTTGGTGGTAGTATTCTATTGAATATGTTTATGTGTTTGAATCTTTACCGTCAAATGATAGAACTTCAATATAAGGTAAGTTCTATTGATAGTAATGTGATGTCTGCAGTTCAATCTTTAAGCAAAGACGTTTGGGATATGAAAAGTTCATCGGCAAATAGTGCTAGTAATTATTCTGGGTATGCTGAGTAATGAATTTAACTATAATTAATGGCATATTGATGATGTGTTTAGATGGTTGGTTTGTGTGTGAAAGAAACTATGAACCACCTAAAATGCAATACTATGAACCAGGAAAGTCTTGTTATATTGAAGGAGTATTTTATACATCTTGTCCTAAGCAGGAATACAAATGAAACCACTACCACCGAAAATTGAACTTGATATAATGTGGACGGTCGCAACGAGCACCAGTTTGGAAACTGGCACAAGACCCCACCTGCTCTTTGCCAGGATGCTGTATGATGAGTTCAACGACATTCAACCCCGAGTGAGACTTAGAGATGACTAAAGTTTATAATCTCACAATTACAAAAGAACAAGCATTGGCAATTTCTTTTGCTTGTGATTTACTTCAAAGAGTTGAGTTGGGACAGTGGGAAGAAATTGTGGATTGGTTGCCTCTCAAAAGACCAACCGATTACGAGCAACTTCACGCAGATAGACGCACCATCGGCAAGATTCTTGCTCACCATATGATTGATGGAATTGATGGGTATGGAAGTTCATTGGGTGTTGGGCATCCAGACCTTCCAAAGAACAATGGAGTTCTTTATGACATTCATCAGGTTATTCGGCATAAACTTGCTTGGGAGCAGGCAGTGGAGAATGGTTTGATTGAGAGTGAAGATTCTCCACGCAAATGGCCCGAGATGATGCAAGTATGCTATGATGACCCTATGAAATGGGGAGACCAACCACTTGCTAAAATGGAGAGGATTGATGAAACTCTTTGATTATGAAACTTACGAGGACTATGGAAAGGAATGGTTCTTTCAAGTTCTCAAATCTTCCAAGTTTGCTCTGCTTGATATTACAGTGCAGTGGGATGACTATGGAGCAGATGAAATTATCCCAGAAATTTTGTTGACTATTGGCACTCGTCAGTTGTTTGGATTCTTCATCCGATACAAACGATTTCAATTTGATTTTGACCTAATGACTTCACTTCCACGCAATCTTGACTGGTATCGGAAAAACAAATGAACGTCCCACTCAAAGCAATCACAATTACCTATAGCAAAACTATTACAGTTGCTCCCACAACTGATATGTTCTTGAACTCGGATGTGGAACCAACACAAGAAGCATTTGAAAGTATGATGCTTACTGAATTATTTGATTCTATCTTTTATGAGGTAGGAGGTAATGGTTCTCCTATGGATAATACTGATATTCAACGATTTGAAGATGTTTTTATTGACTGGTGGGACTGGGATGTAAACGATGACTAAAAGAGCACAAAAACTCCTAGATGCTTCTATGGAACTCACACTGCGACCACAGAAGGATGACCGCAAGAAACTGATTGCTTTTATCCTAAACGAAGCAGCAGCACGACTTTGCACTGATTGGGGAGAACTTCAAAATCCTGTTGATGTATTGTATGAACTTGCCAATGAGGTAGAAGCACTATGACTGACCTTGATGAACTATTTGGACCAGAGAACAAGTTTGTTGTTCCTGTAACCATTCATCTTTCCACAGATGATGAGGTGAGATTGCGAAAGTTTATCAATCTTCACTTTCTTGGAGATGTTGATGCTAATGAACTTGTAGATGGTTATTATCAAGCAAAGTATCCAGAGAAAGAAACACAAGAATATAAAGATGCTACTTGGAAGATTTCTGGTGGTTATACAGTAAATCTTGCTGTTGAGTTTGATACTAATGGAAATCCTACATTTGAAGTTGTGAGTGATGACTGACCCAGATTATTCACTTCCAGTAGGACTTGGAATTTTCTTTATCATTATTTTCATTATGTTCGCAACAGGAAATCTTAATTATGGTTGAAAAAGTAAAGTTTGTAACTATCACCCGAACTATTGATGACCGCAAAGGTATTCATTACCTTGATGCTATTGATGTGAATGGGTATCACTGGACTGCTGAAATGGATGACAAACAAGAGAAGTGGTTAGTGTATTCTAAACTATGGACTAAAGACCCTCAAATGCCGTATGACATTTGAGGACACTTGAAGAACTGGCACAGGAGACCTCCACAAGGTCTCCTATTGGTCTATAATAACCTCATAAGCAACCAAACCGATGGACTACGAAACTGAAATCATAGATGGACGCAGAGCAGTTGTCCGTCACATCTTCAAGGCACACGAAATCCAAGTTGGTTCTCGTTGGGCACGAGCAGATGGTTCCAAAGGTTATGTGACCGTTGAAGGTCTCAATTCTTATGGAGACACAGACCCTTGGATTGAAGTTGTGTATTCTTGGGAGGAGAATGGTGTGAAGAAAACTTGGCAAAAAGAAAACTTTATTTTCCAGTGCCGTTATTGCTTGATTGTGGAGGACTGATGGATAACAAAGACGCAATTGTTTTTAGTGTATTGGTTATTGGTATTTTGAGTCTCTTTGGAGGTGTTATTGGTATGAATTACTGGGATGCACAACAAGTTCGTGTGATGTATCAACAAGCATACGCAAAGAATATGGATTGTCGCAGTGATAGCAAAAGGTCTATCTACGAGATAGAGAAAGTATGCGGTTCTGTTCCTAATTTTGAGGATTATCAGAAATGACTAAATGTATTCGTGACGGAAAAGTTGCTGTTCTGTACTCTCCTGGTTATGGAGCAGGATGGAGCACTTGGAATGGTGATAAGTATCGTGAGTTTCTTCTTCACGATGAGAAACTTGTTGACCTTGTAGAATTCAACCAACAAGACAAAATTGAAGAGTATGTGAAATCAGTTTTTCCTGGTGAATATGTCTATTGTGGAGGTGCCGACCAACTACGAGTAGAGTGGGTTTATCCTGGAACTCAATTCCTTATTACAGATTACGATGGTTCTGAAAGTATTGAATTTAATTCTGATGGTTATTGGAGTGTTGCCTGATGACCGACATAAATCTCTGTAAGGATTGTAAGCATTACAAAAGAGATTGGGGTGCTCGTATTACTGGATTTGGAGACACATTTGACTTATGCCTTCATCCTCTTGTGACTGAAAATGTTGTGACTGGAAGAAATAATGGTAAGTATTGTGATCATGTGCGAAAGTATTATGAATGTGGGATGGACGGAAAACTTTTTGAGGCACGGAAATAATGAAAGTTTATGATTACCGAATTGTAGAAGACCTCAATTTGAAAACTTTGAAACCTTATTTTTATATTCAATATTATCATCTTACTGAAAAAAAGTATTATCCCTACTCAGATGATACATTCCAAACTCTTCAAGAAGCACAAGAAGCAATACGACTACTGAGAAAATACAACGAACCTGTATATCATTATGTGGAGTGATTGAAAATGATTGAAATTGAAAAGCAGTATAAACTCACACTCACAGAGCAACAAGCAAAAGAACTCTATGAATTTCTGCGGGGGGCAAAAGATGTCGGTCATTTGTCTGTTGATAGGGATTTGATTTTGGTGTATAATGAACTGAAAAAACTCTTTGATACTGGAATACGAAACAAAGAACCAGACAATTATCCACACTTATACGCACCTGGAACGAAATGACTGATTGGAAACCTGAAAAGAATATCTCATCTCCTTGGGATGTTGATACTTGGGAAAATAACATAGGACAACCAGTAAAACCTTCTGGGGATAATCTGCCGTATCCTTATACAACTCCACCACTAAAAATAGGACCATCAGGGTATAAACTCAATCCAGAGAAACTTGCGAAAGCACCTCAACGCATTTGGTCGTATTTCTTTGGTGCTTTTTATTTCACAGAAGAGTTTGAGTATTTTGATATAGTCAAACCATATTTGGATATTCCAGAGCAACCTAAAACTCTGGATGAAATCTCACAAGAGTTTGATGAGAAGATTGATAAACTGATTGAGAAAACGAAGAGAAACTTTTATGCCTCTAAACTAACTGCGGAGAGAAACTACGAAAATAAGTTTGATAGAATTATTCAGGACTTTGAGTATGCTAAGGAGCACGGAAGTTTCCCACAAAAACTTACCTATGTTACTACTGGATTGGGTGTGAATAATTATGTGACTTCTAACTTTGTAATCAAATCTACTTCTATGGGTGTTGGGTATTGGGATGTAAAACCAAACATTCAAATCTGGTTACAGGTGAAACCAAATTGGTTGGTGCGGAAGTGTGCTAAAATCTTCTTTGATTTTGGGTGGAAAGATGGATGAGGACTACCAACCAAGAAATCGTGAAAAATCCAAACAAGCAAAGTATGGTTTGTTCTGGTGTAATTCTTGTGATAGACAACTGGTGCGTGATGGTGTAAAATGCCCTGTATGCGGAACAAAAAACAATCCAAAGAAAATTAGATATGACTAATCCTCTCATCGCAAAATATGAAGAACTTTACGGGAAGAAAGAAGAACCAAAAGCAGAACTTGTAAAATTATCACAAGAACAGAGTGATATTCTGAATAAGTATCTACAAAATACTAATTTTCCTTATGCACCTCCTCAATCAGTAGCAACTTCAAATACTGGTATTACAGCAGTAAATCCTTCACGAACATTCACATCTTATGAACCAACAGAAGATGCTTTTTTGGAGGTTGCTGGTAAAGTTCAAAAAGGTGATGCAAAAGTTGTGAGTATGCATATGAATATGGAACATTTCAGAAAATCATACACCTTTGAGGTTCAGGTGTACACTTGAAGAACTGGCACACCACTTCCCACAAGGAGGTGGTTTTGCCTTATAATACTCTCATACACACAGACACCTAATGACTAAAGTTGTTTATAATGCCTGCTACGGTGGGTTTGGTCTTTCTAAAGAAGCAGTCCAACGATACTGGGACATCAAAGGACAACAAGTTTGGATTGAAGATAGTGAGTGGGGATTTAAAGTTTGGTTAGTTCCACCTGAAGAACGACTGAAACCACAAACCACAAAAGAAATCCTTACTATGAGTAAAGATGAACTAACTGCTTATAATAAAGCATATTCGGCACAATCTTGGTATTATGGTAATGTTGTCCGTCACGACCCTGCTTTGGTTCAAGTTGTATTAGAACTGAAAGACAAGGCAAATGCTGAATATGCTAACCTTGCTATTAAGGAAGTTGATGGTCCTTATCGTATTGATGAGTATGATGGATATGAGAGTGTAGAAACTCCTGATGGTTATGATTGGATTATTCCATAAGGACACTTGAAGAACTGGCACAAGGACACTCCAAAGCCCCCTGTGATGCCTTATAATACTCTCATAAGCAACCAACCGATGATTGACCCACAAATCACTGACGAACAAATCAAAAAGATTTTTGAGGACTTCTGTGAGGATGATGAAACTATGGACTTTGGAAACTTTCGTATGGCAGTGAGAGTGGTTCAACACACAATCGGACAAAACGCATTGAAATGACTAAACACGAGATTGGGGAAGCAATTGGATTTTATATTTTTGTGGGATTGATGGGTTGGGCACTTGTGTCTTTCTTTCCTCTTACTTGGGGACAGGCACTCATAATCTCTTGGATGTATAACAAATTTGTTGATGAACTGAAATGACACCTCAAATGCTTGATGCCTACACTGATTATCCTATTGGAAAACTTGGTGATACTGAATTTGAAAAGGCACCCATTCGTAAATGCACTATTCTCACTTGGGACAGAAGCAAGTATTGTGATGTCCTTGTGTATTTTGTAGATGAGGATGGTGATTTGCGAGGACATATTACTAACTTCAAGCAGTGGTATTTGTATAAGAACGAAGCACGACTTGATGATGGAGTTCAATTTACTGATGATGAACTGAAAACTCTTCCTTGGACTTATTGATGAAACTCTACGAGCATTCCAAACAAACTTATGATGATGGTGAAGTAGTAGACCACACTTGGCAGTTTGGTATCATCAAAAACCGAGCACTACTATGGGTGAATTGTACAAATCCTGGTTGTATCGTTCATTCTTCTGGTGGCATCAACATCTTGTTTTCTTTCTTTGGTAGTTCTCTTGTGAGTGTAGATATTCAACAACAGAGATTTAGTTTCGCATTTGGATTTTTTACTGAATACTTTGATGGATGGGAAAATGACTAAAAACAAATCCAAACTAAAAGAAAATCCATTTCATATTGTTAGTAAAGAGCACTTTGTTGAAGTGTGGTTAGGAGAACCTAATGATGCTGAAAGTGATTACATTCTCTCTATTGATAAATTTTGGTTGCCTGAATTGATTAACAAACTCAAAGAAGTAAGATTATGACTGTTGCTGAATTTATTGAAAAACTCAAAGAGTTTCCACTTGACCAAGAAGTAAGGATTACTGATGGACACAAATATCACTTCTATGAAGGTGATTTTGATTTCCAACTCTTTGAGGATGTTGATGGTTCTACCTTTGTAGATATTGGTATTGGTGGATTTGAGGAGGTTGATTATGACTGACACCGAAAAATTCGCACATCTCATCAAAGTTCTCAAAAATTACGCAGAACAACCAACTTGTTATAATCTAAATCCAGATTATGAATATCCACACCATAACTGGGATATTTTTGAAGATGGTTCTGATTATGGTGAGATTATGTTTGCCCGCACACTTTTAGAATGTATTGAGGTAGATTATTATTACCCTTGGCACGATGAATTGGAGAACTTATGACTGACAAAAAAGAAGTAGCACAAGCAGTTATGAATGAATTTTATTCTACTTTCGCAAATGAAAGACGGGATTTTATCATCCAAAAACTCAATAATGATGCGGTTGCTAATGTTCTTCGTGAGTTAGTATTTGAACTCCAATACTATAACTGCCTTGAAGGTGAGGATTTCCTGCTTGATGCTCGTGCTATACTTGATGTATGTGATGAATTGGAGAACCTGTAATGTTTGGTATTGAAAAGGATTTTCAACAACTAATGGAACAAGTTTATGGACCTCTTGGAAAGAAAGAACAAGAAGAATGTGCTAGAATAGCACAACAACTTGTAGATAATGCTGTAAAGGAAGTTAAAATGACTGACGAACCCGTACAATACGAAACTCCTATGACTGAAATTGAAGAAGTAAAAGCACAAATCAAAGTGCTTCAATCCAAACTCTCATTCTTGGAGGAACTGGAAAAAACAAAATCACCAGTAGAAGAAGCATTCAAGAGACTTTATACCTATTATCCAGATACTGACCCTATTCGTAAAAGTTCAACTTGGATGCACTTTGCGAATGGATATAAGTCCGCACAGAAAGATTATAAGGTAGGAGAGTATCAAGAAACCGCACAAGAACGGGGAGAACGACTTCATAAGGATGTAGAAAGAGTTGTGAAGGAGAGTGTGAAGTGGTGTGAAGAACATCCAGATACAGACCCATTAGATTGGTTGAAACCACAAACACCTGAAGAAACCGAAAAAGGAATGAGGGAGGCATTTATAAAAGCACAACAAACAGAAAACTGGAAAGAAACTCAAAAACTGATTGATGAGGAAGATAATGATAAGAACTTCAAGAACTCTCTTGACCTTATCAAAGAATGGAGAGAAAAAAATAAACCACAAAATCTTACTGATTTGATTTATGATTGGTGGGAAGATGTATTCACAACTCATAGTGATTGGGATATGGAAACTTCTATTGAGACTTTGGTAGATGAAATTAGTTTGTGGTTGCCAACAGAACACGACACTAACAGTTATAAATGGAATCAGTGTATCCGAATGATTAGGGAGAAACTACGATGAGTAGAAAAACCAGAGCACAACAAGTAATGAATGAGTATTATAGTAAGTTGGGTCCAGGTCCATATTATTATGATAATTCTGCCGTTGCTGCTGCTCTTCGTGAAGCAGTAGAAGGTCTCAATATTGAACCAGACCCTGAGCGAGAGTTGAGTATGGAAAAACATTATTTCATCAAAGGACAGAACTGGGTAAAGGATGCTATACTGAACCTTGCTGTTGAATTGGAGGTGGAGGAACTCTAATGCCTTTCTTTCCTGACTGCTATGATGAGTGGGGACTTTATAAGTTTACCTATGATGGAGACCATAAACTTTATGAAATGCTATTTGAGGGCACAGAAGAAGAGTGCCGACAATATGCTTATGATAACTACACAGACAAGCAACAAACTAATATGTGTCTGATGGATTGGGAAGCAAGAGAGTGGAATGTATGACTCTTGAAGAAATCCTAGAAGAATACGGGCAGGAAGTATTAGACACATACTATGAACTGTTCCCTGATAAAAGCATAGAAAAGTTTCCCGATAGGTTCTGTGGTCCTGTTGGGTCATTTGAAAACTTTGTAGAAGACTGCTATCACTCAACAGGTAGTGATGAATTAGAAACACTTGAAGACTTTACAAATGGAGTCTTTCAAGAGTATTATTACTACGATGAACAGACAGCAACTGGATTCGTATTTTATAATGAATAGCAACGATATGGCAAACCAACTCCTTTATTCCAATTACACAGATATGGAGTATGGAAATGATACTGAAACGATTGATTATCGTTCTCTGATTTCTGTATTGACTGACCTTACAAATCGTATTGAAGCACTTGAACGACAACTTGAATTTCAACAATCATACGAGGCAGAACAAAATGACTGACCATCCTACACACGAAGAAATGCTTGAGATTGCTGCTCAAAGAGAAGCAGAAAACAAAGCATGGGAAGCAGTAGAAAAACTGATGGATGAAAATGGTGATGCTCTACAACAACTTGCTGCTATTGAATGGAAAGAAAGAGAGGAACTTGCAAAGAAATCATTTGAGGAACTCACCACAAATGAGAAAATCCGACTTGCATTAGAAGAGGTTGATTGGATTGTGATTGGTGGGCAAGATGGTCAAGAGTTTTATGGTTCTATTCAGTTTCTTCGTAAGGTGTTGAGAAGTCTTGTGACACCTGAACAACCGTCACAAGGACACACCAGAACCGACCTTGATGCCTTATAATACACTCATACACACAGAACTCTAATGTCTAACTTCTACACTTTACTGCCTGGAACTGATGTGCTCCGCAGTAAGATTGATGTCTTTACTTGGACTAATCCTGCTGATGAGAATGAAACTGAACGAGTAGAACTCACGGTAGATAATGCTGGTATTTTCATTACTTCTTGTTCTGGTGGTGCTCGTGAAGATATGAGTATCGCACAGAAGGATTTGGCAATTGCTCTTGCTCGTGGGATTCTTGAAGCATATGGAGTTGGTTGATGAACACACTTGATATTATCAAGTTTTTTGTTCCATATGCCGACAGAAACGACAAGGGAGAAGTCATTAGTTTGAATATTCCTTGGGGTTTTGTTATTGTTCTAATCCTCGTTCTTGTATCCTGATGACTTACGACCTTAATCCAGAAGCAAAAGCATTTTCTTACACTCGTGAAGAACTGTTTGAGTGTATCACAAAGATTATTACTTATCCTCTCGTGATTACTACCGATGCTGAAAGGGCAAAGGCAGCAGCAATCTTTATGGTTTTCAATGACTATCTTGGAAACTATACTGAGAGTGATAACAATGGTGGGCATTATGTTGCCGAATCTGATGCTACTGACTTTGAGGGTTATGTTATGGAACGTTTTGGTTATCTGAACTACGGTGATGCAAGTGCAACAGAGGTAATGCGATGAGTCGTTTTGTAAAGAATCCAGATGAGATTGTTCTGGAAGATGTGAAGATGGTCCATTATGAAACAATGGAAGAAGGTCGTGCGGTATGGTTGGGAATCTATCTCAACAACGGGCAAATTTTTCATCTAAACATTGGTGGTGACAATCTCTATGTTAATTACTCAGATGAAACAGTGGATTGATGATATCTATTGGTCTTGGAAGAATTGTATTGACGCTCGTTTGAATTTGGATGATAATATTGATAGACTTATGTTTTTTGAAGAACTATCAAGTGGATTTATGCAAATGACAGATGAATATATAATGTCTCAACCAGGTTTTGACCCATATAATCTATCAGGAAGAGACCCATATTATTCTGAGGTACTTAAAAGATGAATTTTCTATGGTCATTGTGGTATAGGTATAAAGAGTGGAGATACGAACGAAAGTGTCTCAAGCATCTTGGTATGAAACCACAAAAGATGTATGTAAGCAAAGAAGCATATGATGCTCTTGTAGAAGCAATCAATAAACCACCAGACCCAAAAGCAGTAGAAAGATTTAGAGAGATTATGAATCGTAAAGCACCTTGGGAGACAGAAAATGATTGAATGTAAAGAAGAAGATGATGGAACATTTACAATCAGTTGGGATGAGAATGACCCAACTGAAAGTATCTTAAATGATTGGACTGAAGAAGATTTTACTAAAGCAATTACCGACCATCTTGATAAACTGAAAAATGAACAATCTCAGTAAAGAACAATTGGAAATAGTTGTTGCTGCTGTTCGCAAATATCAACATAATAACATTCAAGACATACAATTATATAATGATTGTGTTGATATTCTGACTACTTTGTTTGATTTGACTTATACACAACGAAAAGAGCAAGTGCGATGAATGAACTCTCTAAAGAACACAAAAAAGTAATCTATGATGCAGTGCGTCAATATCAGATGAACTCTGTTTCATTGAGTAGTAGGAAATACCAACTCTGCGATGAAATCCTAAACAATTTCTTTGCAGATGTAAAGATTGGGTATGTTGAACCAGCATTTGAACTGTCCACTGATAGGCACGGTGGGGACTTGGATGCCCTATAATAGGGGTATGAAACAACTCACTAATGGATAAACAAATTAAGTTCAATCTTGCTCTTATTCAGATTAACAATCTATCAAAGATTGTTGAAGGAAATGAATACGAGCATTTTTTTGTATCTCATCTTCTTCCAATGAAGTTTGAGTTTGAACGTCAACTTGCTTTGTTGAAACGATGATTAGCATTGAACTGACTCAAGAAGAATATGATTCCGCATATAAGGCAATTCGGTCTTGTGCAGATGCAGGTTCACTCTCAGTTTGGGAACCACATTATCCTTTTCTAAATCGTGTCCTGCTGAAGATGATGAAAGCAGAAAATCCAGAGTATTATAAAAACGTTGGTCCTTGGTGATGATTTACCTTCTAATCATCTCTGCTTCTTTTGCTTGGTTCTTTTTTGTTCTGTATTCACCATTATTTGATTATCTAGACGAGAGAAATAAAAATGAATGAGAGACACATTGGATATGAAATTGATTGTGATTATCAATGGGTGAATATGTTGACAAAGATGAGAGAAAGGAACCCACAAAGGTTCTATGAGTTTTATAATGATAATACAATTTATCATTATATGGATAAATTACAGTACCGTCATTTGACCACCGACTGACACTTATGGAACTGGCACAGCACCCCTCCCACGGGGTCGGTTTTGCCCTATAATAAGAGCATCCTCAAAAAGGGTAATGACGGACTCAAATCTCTCCAAAATCAAACCCAAACTCCGCACTCAAGGTGTTGTATCTGGAAACTTCGGACGTGCTAAAGTAAAAGCAGGTTCTCCGATGCGTGACCTTGGTGTGACTAATGTAAAGGTAGTCAAACTCAGCACTCAAGAGGAGTACCTGCATCGTTTACATAGTGCTTATGTAGCAACTGATGATGCAAAACTTAAGAAGTTTATTTTTAACGAAATCAAAAAGATTCTGATTCAACGAGGTGAATGGTGAGTAAGTTTCAATCTACTATTTCTGTAGTTGCAGCACTTGCTAGTATTTTTGGTGCTGCGACTGCTGGTTGGAAATTAGCACAATCAAATTCGGAAGTTCCTCCAAGTGTTCTGGACCAAAAGATTGAGCAACTTGAACAGAAAATTGAACAAACATCAATCCCTGCTCCTGCTGAAACTTCGGAAATTGTAGTTCCCAACAATCAGGTAGCACCTACTCAGATTGAACAAAAACCAGTAGTTGTTCAAAAACCTATTGCCCCAGTACCTCCTCCTCCACCAGTACCTACTGAAGAATAAATGTCTGGAATACAAATTGAATGTGAAATCAGAAAGGCAGTTAAGCAACATTTGCTCGATTGCATGAAACGACCAGAATACTATAATTATCCCCACGCAGACCTAGTTGCAGACTATACTGCAAAGATTGAAGAGATTGATAAGTTCCTAGAAATTTTTGACAAGTAATTTATTTTCCAAAACAATGCAATTTGATTTTTCCACTGTTAAAGACTTCTACACTGAAAATGTGACTGATGATGTGCTAAAGAAAGTTGGACTGACTGCTGGCATCTTTGCTGTAGTTATTGTCTCTCAAGTTCTTCTTCATGGACTTGTAGAGATTGTTGATAGCATCCCTGTTTTCAATTCCCTGATGCAAGTTGTGGGTGTTTATGCAACTATTCGATTCGTAGTTGCAAACCTTACTACGCAACAGAAACGAGATGATTTCGCACAAGATATTCGGATTACCTACCAAAAAGTGGTTGGTTGATTGAATACATATGTATAACGATGGACGGTTTTTGGACTGTCCATTTTCACTTGATTCCGCACCTCAAAGGTGCTATGATTACAAGGTAAACAAGTCGAGGTTATGCCCGAAACTTACGCAGTTACAAGTGATGCCATTACCTTTATCGGTTTGGTTGGTGTTATCAGCACTGTTGTTATCGTTTATTCCGTTTTTCGTTCTTACTGGTCTAGTCCTTATCTCAAATGAATTATCAACAATTCGAAAAAACACTTCCCGAGTATGAAAAAGACCTCAAGGAAGCAAAGAAAAAGTTCGATAAACTTTCCAAGCAATACAAAAAGTGCAGGAGTGCTTATCAAGCAGAAATGATGTATGATGACCTTACTATTCTGAATGAAGACATTTCTGAACTCCAAATGATTGTAAAAGAACTGCGTCAACAAAAGAAACTTGCCGAAATCGAGTCTTATTGATGATGCTTAAACTTGACACCTACGGTTATTGTCAAAAGAACTTTGATGTTCTTGAACTTGTTTGCACTCAAGGGATGAAACATTACAATCAACTCTTGAGTATTGTTGATAACAAAATTGATGAGTTCTTCTATCAAGAACACTTCAATGAAATGAAATGGTATGATGTTTGATACCACTTGTGCCACTAATCCTTCTGGCACATAACACTTTACAAACGACCCTGCATCTGCTATGATGTATTCATCAAGTCAAGGAGGTTTCAAGATGATTGACACTTGTATTCTTCACGATGATTACGAGGACTTTGCTAAAAAGTTTCTCCATGTTGATTATGAAGATTATGTAAATCTTCAACTTGGTCTCGGTGACGAAGATGAAATCGAGGTTGAGCATCCTGTAGGTGCTTGACTTTGGGGAATGAGTTTGCCCTAAAGTTACTCACTTTTTGTTCACTTGACTTTTTATTAAATGTCTGCTAAACTGATTGCACTTGCTTCTGAAATCGTTGATACCAACCCTGCTGGTGCTCAACTGATTGCCAATCTGACTAAAGCAGAAACTGGTGCTGAACTTCTTGAAGCACTGGATAATTATGATTCCACTGTGCTTGAGAACTATTCTGAACCTGTGGATTCTGAAGATGATGGTTATGTTTCCCTCACTGATGCTGATGGTACTGTAACTTACGTCTGATTTTTGATTCGTTAATTTCTTAACCAACTAACTTTTATTATGGCACGTCGCAACAAGTCTGCATCTCGTCAAATGGTTGAAAATCTTCAAGACCAACTTGTTGAGTATTTTCAAGAAAACGTCTTTGATGACTGCGACTATGAAGATTTGACTGGTTCTGAACTTCTTGAGGCACTGGTTGGCACTTTCCGTGAAATTGAAAGTGAAATCCAAAAGAAATTGAACCCGATTCAGTTTGTGCTAAATAAACTTGACCCAGAGGATTCTGAATCTCAAGTCCTCAACGGTTAATTCTTACGGGCATCAAAGGTCCAAACTTTGAATAAGTCCCACCCCCTCCATGCCTCTTAATAATGCACAAACAGGAGGGCATTTGTTTCAGTAGCTCAGTTGGATAGAGCATCTGCCTTCTAAGCAGTTGGTCGGGGGTTCGAGTCCCTCCTGAAACGTTATTCCTACTCATTATGAAACTCAAAGTTTTAAGTGATTTGCACCTGGAGCATTTTACTGCCTGTCAGGTATATCCTGTTGGTGAAGGTGATGTTCTAGTTCTTGCTGGAGACATTCTCAATGCCAAGCATTTCAAGACTGATGGTTATATCCACGCAGTCTATGACAGATTCCTGAATGATTGCAGTAAGAACTATGATAAAGTTCTTTATGTATTTGGAAATCATGAATACTATGGATACAACTATGAAGGTGCAAAGAGAAAGATAAAAGAGCATCTTCCTCATAATTTCCAAATCCTTGACAATGATACAGTTAAAATTGAAGACTGGAACTTTATAGGTTTCACTCTGTGGACAGACTTTAGAGATGAAAATGCTCTAGAGATGATGGAAGCAGCACAGTGTATGAATGACTATAAAGTTATTCGTATCACTCCGAAGTATCGGAAACTGAATCCAACTGATACTCTCAACTTTCACAAGGATAGTAAGAAGTATCTGTTGAATCAACTACAAACACTGAATGAAAACGTATTTGTCATCAGTCACCACGCACCGAGTTATCAATCTATTCCGCAGGAATACAAAAAGAATGCAAATGGTGCTTATTGTAGTAATCTTGATACTCTTATTCTAAATCATCCACAAATCAAATACTGGGTTCACGGTCATACTCACAATGCTTTTGATTATATGATTGAAGGTTGCCGAGTGATTTGTAATCCTGGTGGTTATCCTGGTCAAAACACTGGATGCAATCCAGATTTATTCTTTGACATCTAGATATAAAGGGAGGTAGAATCTCCCCAATTACAAACTCACAAAACGGTCGATGGACTACTTAAAAATTGAACCAAATCAAACAATACTTGTTCTAAACGCATCTTATGAACCAATTAACTTCACTAATTGGAAGAGAGCAATTGTGCTGCTTATGAAAAATAAAGCACAGGCACTCGGTAAAAGAGTCATCCGTTTGGTTAATTATATTAAGTTGCCATACGAGAAACTCTCCCAAAATAAACCATCAAGAACAATGATTTATAAACGTGATGGTCATAAATGTCAGTATTGTGGTTCAACAAAGGAACTAACCATTGACCACATCATTCCACGTTCTCGTGGTGGTCAAGATACTTGGGAAAATCTCGTTGTTGCTTGTATGCCTTGCAACACTAGAAAGAGTGATAAACTTCTAGAAGATACTAATTTAGTTCTTCAATCTGTTCCAAGAAAACCATTCAATAAGATGCTTTTCTCATTGGATAGAGCAAACGTTCCAGAATGGAAAGAGTATTGCTATGCCTAAACTTGATAATGAATTCTATACTGTAGAGTATGAGTTTATGGGTGAGACCAAGTTTGCTTGTTATTTTCAACTTGAATCGGCACAAGAAGCAATGATGAAAATGATTAAGAAAGGAATGGTTGTCAAAGGATTAGAAACAAAGACTCTCAAAAAATAGTCAGTGTGCCACTTGTAGCACTGTCCCTAACACCTCTCCAAACCCCTGGAGGGGTGTTATACTATGGAGACAAGCAAAGGGGAGGAATGACACCGAATTGGCAACACAATTCAGGAAAACGTAAAAACACCAAAGGTTCTTGCAAAGGCAAACTTAAAGCAAGAAAACAAGCACTTCAACACATCAAACGCAAACTTAAAGTAATCTGATGACTTATCAAAATCTTCTGGAGATTCTTCAGACTCTAACTCTGGAGCAGTTGAAGATGGATGTGGCAATCTATGATATTGGCAATGATGAGTTTTGTCCGATGAATGGTTTTCATTTCTCCAATGAAACTACTCAAGTTCTTGACCCAGAGCACCCTTACATTTCTTTCTGATTATGTATCGCACCCTTTCCCAACTCCGTGATTCAATCAACCTACTGATTGAACAACAAGGTGAAGACGCAGGTTGTGCTGCGTTTGTATATACTCAAGAGGATGTTTTTGAGTTTGATGCTAACGATAATGAAGTGCGTTTCTCTAAAGTTCTCAGTGAAGATGTGCTGTGTGATGTAGGTGGTTCTTCCTACATTTACGAACAAGTCGGTGAGATGATTGATGACTACATTCGTATGCGTAAAGGTATGTCAATTTACGAAGAAGTGGGACTTACTGATTGATGAAACTAACAATTCAAACTGCTGCTGCCTTTGAAAGAATTGATGAGGCATTGATGGGCAAGACACAAGATGATTATGATTTTGTAGTTGCTAAAATCAAATCACTCACTGATAAAATCAAAAGAATTGAAGTCATTACAAACGAGTTAAACAACGGATGAACAACACAACTCTAGTGCAAGAACAAATCCTTGATTTGATTCAACAATACTGCGATGTTCTTCGCACTAATTATCAAAATTATGCGATTGAAAGTCACCGAAAGTTTCTTGATGACCCAGAAACTAAAGAGTGGCATCAAGAGCAAATCGATAAACTCTGTGAAGGTGAAGGAATCTATACTTTCACTTATGAGAAAGGAAGAAAGTATGCAAGAATTGTGATGCATACTCCTCAACGTAGTGCTCACGCATTTGTTGACTTGAACACTGGTGATGTGTATAAGTCTGCATCTTGGAAAACACCTGCAAAGAACGGTGTAAGGTTTAATCTTGTTGATGAGAAGTCTCGTCAAGAAATGTATCAACGTGCCGACTGGGCAGGAGGTTATCTCTACAAATGAACTCTAAAACTACCACTTACATCTTTCTTGCTTTCATTGCTATTCTTGGTTGGAATGCATTTCTAATTAAACGTGACCAAAAGATGTTTGATGCTTACGATAAAAAAGCAGGAATTGAAAGACTAAAGCATCCTCCGAGCAATTCTCTTGAAACTTGGTGCGAACGTCAAGCAGGTTGGCATCCAGATTGTAATGTCAAATGACTGTATAAATTAAAAGAGATTACTTAATTGCCAAATGCCATTTCATTACAATCCCAAAGTTAATGATTATGTAAAATGGAAACATATGGAAGGATGGGTATATTTCAAAGATGAGGAATATATTTCTATAGAAATTGCAGTTAAAGATAAGGTCTGCAATAGAGGTTCATTCCATAAGAAAGACCACCTTCTTGTTCTGTGCTATCACAATCAGTGGAATCAACTGGAATATGTGACATCAAGGGAATCGGTTTATGATACTGATGTGCCACTTGTAGAGGTGGCACTGTAAAGTCCCGTGGCACCCCCCGATGCCCTATAATACAGGGACACAAGCAAAGGAGACCACTTGGTAGACCTCAATACCGTCTTTAACTACACCACATCTCGTTGGGATTGGCACGATGGTAATGTGAATCAGATGTGGATTCAAGAGATTGAGGAATCTCCTGATTGCTATAAGTATGTTGCTGTTGCTTACAATCCTCGTAAGAATGTGAGCACAATAGTATCTGAACCCCGTTGCTATGCTGATACCTTGAACTGGGTTCGTAAGTTCTGTGCTTCTTTCTGTATTCTTCCTGAATACTGCTACTGATTCACACTTAACTTAATCAATCATACTTCATTATGACCATCACCTTTCCCCGTCTGTCTGCTGGTATCTACGAAGTTCAGAAGGATTCTAATACAGTTGGATTCATTCGTAAAGCATCTGCATCGAAGTGGATTGTTGCTGATGTTGTAGACACTCCCCAGCACGTTTCTAAGACTCTCAAAGATGCAAAGGATGCTTGTATCAACCTGATTATCTTTGAGAGTGTTGACAGCACTCCTGCAGATGAATATAATGAGTCTGTGGACGTTGATAAAGTCAATCCTGAACTCAATAAGAAACTTGAGGGTTCTTTGAACTGCTATAAGCAAGTTCCTGGAACTGATGAGTTTGTAAAGGTTTGTCCAAGTGAGTTAGGATTTGCCAAACCGACACTGGAACCCATTGAGTTCTGATGACTTATTTTTTAGTCTACTTGGTTTTGTTGGGGTTATCCCTTGGATTTAATTATTGCCTTCATTCACTTAATTCGGAAGATAAACACGATGCATGAATCTACTCTTGACCTCTTTTGTAATGATAACTCCGATGAGTTTGCAGATGAGTATGCAATGGAAATTGAAAGGAAAGCAGCAGAACTCGAAGTAACTGTTGATTATTACCTTGCGGAGTTTATTTGATGTCAGATTGGGAATGGGAGATACAGATTGTTACTCAAACTGGAATTTATGAGACTGTTAAAGTTCCTGGGAGTTTCAACTATGTTGATGCTCAAACTGCAGCATTGAGTATGACAGGTGGCAAAAGAGTTGCCACCTATAATCAAGTACCAATTTCTCGACAAGAATCTCAAGTTGTAGAAGTTCATCATTATCATGAACCAGAACAAGATAATGAAGAGTTTTATCAACAACTTGATGAAGCAGAGATTGAGATGTATGATTTAATGTGTCAAATTGCAATGGAGAAGGGGGAAGAACTCCCGACTATTTCTGAGTTTTATGAATGGTTGGAGTCTTAGTAGACTCATGCCACTTGTGGAACTGTCCAGCACTCTTCCCGATTCCACGGGAGGGGTGCTATACTGTATGAATACAAACGTGATTGATTGATGCTGACTCTTCTTCCTTATCAACAACGTGCTCTTGATGCTGTGCAGAAAGCAATCAGGGGTTCAGTGTATATTCCTACTGGTGGTGGGAAGACTGTTGTGATGATGGAAGATGCCCGTCAACGTGTTCTTAACGCAAAAGAACCGATGACGTTTGTTGTTGTTGCACCTCGAATCCTGCTTGCAAATCAACTCTGTTCGGAGTTTGAACAATATCTCAAAGAGCAAAACATTGCTTATATGCACGTTCACAGTGGTGAAACTCATCATCAATCCTCTACACGTCCAGCAGTCATTGCAGAATACAATGACACAGCAATCGGAAGTGGCAAGCATCAATTCATTTTCACCACTTACAATTCCATTGGTCGGGTGAATGAAGCAGAAATTAACATTGATGTGGTGTATTTTGATGAAGCACACCACTGTGTGAAACCATCTAACTTTGTGGGCATTGCTCACACTTCAGCAGTTGCAGATAATGCTTATTTCTTCACTGCAACTCCGAAGTTCAATAACAGTATGGAGTCTATGAACAATACTGATGTTTATGGTAATAATATCATCAGTATTCCTGCTAAAGAATTGATTGAAGCAGGCAGTATTATTCCTCCTCGGGTTGTGCCTTATGAAGCACAAACGATTCGCACAAAGGAAAATGCACCTTTTGTAGATGCAGAGAACATTGTAGGTATCCTGTCTGGTATTTCTGATTGTGATGCACCTAAAGTTCTTGTTGCTGCACCGAGCACCAAAGTAATTTGGGCAATGTTCACTGAAAGTGATTTGCTTCAACAACTCAATGATATGGGTTACACGATTATGCATATCACTTCCAAGCATGGTGCTTACATCGACAAAACCAAAGTGTCTCGTGAAGTATTCTTTGAGAAGATGAGTGATTTTGGTGCTGACCCAGACAAGAAGTTCATTGTATTTCACTACAGCATTCTGTCTGAAGGTATCAACGTTCAAGGTTTGACTCATTGCATTATGCTGCGTAATCTTCCTATGATTGAAATGTGCCAAACAATCGGAAGGGTTATCCGTATGCACCGTGATGACCGTCAAGCAATCGCAGAGGGTAAGATGAAAGCAGGTGAGTTTGCTTTCTACAAGAAACCCTTTGGTACTATCACTATTCCTGTGAATAACAACTATGGAGATAGGATTGCTCGGCAACTTCAGAGTGTCATTGACACTGTATTTGTGAAAGGTGAGGTTGTTGCTGCCTAAATACCCATAGATTTTCTTTTTTTTTTTCAATGAAAACCTTTGCCCAATTTCTCCAACAACTAGAAGAAGCAAAATCATACAGAAAGGTTTATGCTTCAAAAGTTGCAGCAGCAAGACAAAGGCAGTCTGATGATATTGAAAACAGAAAGAAAAGATTTATGAAGCAGAGGGAGCAAGAACAAGAAAAGAAAGAGCATGATGCAGAGCAAAAACGTGAAGAAGATGAACATAAAGAGTATGTGAAGCATGTTGATAGATTGAGAAATGATATTAGACAAGAAATCAAGCAAGAATACGGAATTAAAGACAAGAAGTAATATAAATCTCTATGTGTCACGCATAGATTGTAATGCCTTTTAGTAAAAAGTTTCCCAAATCAGGTGAAACTAAACATATTCGAGTTCCAGTTGTATATGCTGACCTAGTGTTAGAACTTATGGAACTGTTTGAACGTAGATTTGATGTTGATAAGGGTAAACATCTTCTGAAGAAATACATAAGCAATCTCAGTTGAGTCTTGGGAGTCCATGTGCCAGTTGAACTGGTGGCACAACCCCCTTGACTTTTGCCTGGGAATCGGTTACAGTGTATTCATACACAAAGAGACATGCAAAAACTCTCCACTGTTCAAGTTGTTGCTAAACTAAAAGTCACTGACTTTAAGGGGTTTGGCAAACCAACAAAGAATAAAGGTTCTCGTGGTCAAATTATCCAAAATGCGTTGGGAATGGAAAACAATTCCGAACTCACTGATATGATTGACGGTGAACTAAAAACTTTTACTGTTGGTGAAACGATTGCTATAACTCAAATGAAACATTGTCTTTCTGAAATCATCGAAGATAAAGTTTCTTTTGAAGAAAGTAAAGTTGGAGAAAAACTGAAGCAAGTTATTTACATTTCATTTTCGAAGGAAAATGAGTATTTGGGGACTACACTTCTCAATGAAGAAGTTGACCCAGAGCATTATCATAAACTTCGTGAGGATTATAATTTTATTTGCGATAATATCAGACTTGCATACGAACGTGGTGTGGAATTGGATGAACTTGGGTTTGTAAATGAGAAGGGTCCAAATAAAGGTAAACCAACTCACACTATAAATGGACCCAACATGTTGATGCAAATTCGTACAAAAGCATCTCAACGGAAAAAAGGTGGTTATACTCCTTGTGATTTTACAGGTGTAACCCTTAATGATAAGGGTATGGCATTTTATTTGCGTGCTGATTTTGGTAGAAGTATCTCTGGATAAAAATGAATAAACCTTTTCTAAAGTGGGCAGGTGGTAAGTTTAGACTCCTGCCCCAACTTATTCCTATTATTGGGTATCCAACTCAATTTATTGAACCGTTCAGTGGTGCAGCAAGTGTATCACTGAACATTGTGGATTGCCCAGTCATTGTTATCAATGACGCAAACAATGATTTGATTCGGACTTATCAGTATTTGATTTCAGAAGGCAATGACTTCATTGACTATTGTGAATCTTACTTTATTGATGGAAATGATGAAGTAGTTTTCTATAGAAATCGAGAACTGTTCAATGAAACTGCAGATAGCAGAGAAAAGTCTGCATTATTTGTCTATCTCAACAAACATAGTTTCAATGGATTGACTCGATACAACAAACAAGGTAAGTATAATGTTCCCTTTGGAAAGTATAAGAGTGTGACTTTCCCAAGAACTGAAATGATTAACTTCACCAACACAATGAGAGAGAAGAATCAATTATACATGCACTCTCTTGATTTCTCTGAAATGAAGTTGTATCAAAACATCAATGAGAAAACTGTTGTTTATTTTGACCCACCTTACATTCCATTGAGTGAAACATCTAATTTTACAGATTATCATACCGAGGGATTTACTGATTCAGACCAAATACGATTGGTTGAACTTGCAAAGTATCTCAAAAGTCAAGGAGCAAAAGTAATCATCAGCAATCATGATGTAGAGAGAGCAAGAGAACTTTACTGTGATGCAAGAAAGATAATTGAAGTTGATGTGAATAGGAGTGTTGGTGCTAGTTCCGAATCAAGGGGAAAAGTTAAAGAACTGATTGCCATTTATTGATGCTGGTGTGCCACTTGTAGGGGTGGCACAGATGCGGTTGCGGTACGGGGGATTCTGGGGTATTATGGATTCATGGTTGAGGAAGTCCAATGACTTACACCCCGCATCTGACAAACATTCCTTATTTGCAGGTGCCTGAAAATCGTTTGCGTCTTGCATACGATTGGTACAAACGGAATGTAGACCATCCTCTGAACTTTCCGTGCTATGCTTATTGGATTCAAGAGTGTGAAAATGACGGAACTGATTACTGAAACTATGCTTGACACTGTGCTGACTATTGAAGAAATCTTGACCGAGAAGCAACTTACTGCTCTTCGGGACATTATGTATTTCTACAAAGAGTTTGAGTTGGAACTCTATGAGTATCCCCCTGAAGATACACTCTTCACTAAAACTCAACGAGAACTATTCGACATCTTCGACATCAAATGACTTTCATTGAAGCACTAATTGCATCTGGTTATGTCTTTGATAATGAAGACTATGATGGTTGTTATGTAAAACAAGACTCGGAAGGTTTCATTCACTGTTATCAGGAAAATGTGGAAGATGAGACTGACACTCTCTGGAATTATGTCAAAATGACTGAAGATTTTGATGTTGTCTTAGAGACAACTATTTCCACTAATGTTGATGGTATTTGTTTTCCGAACTCTGCAAAATGACTTCAATTTCATTTACTTCTGGTGAGTTGCTAGACATTATCTCTGCACTTGAAGAGAAAGAAAATGCTCTTTATCTTGCAGAGAATTATCAACTTTCTGCTTATTATATGAACTTGGGAGTTCAGTTCCAAAAAGTTTATGATAAGTTGCAGGAAGTTGCTGGAGAGAAACGTGTTGCTAAACTTGTTCTTACTGTGAACTAATGTCACATCCACGCAAAGTAATTGTTAGACCTAAATCCAAGAAAGCAAAGAATAGACTTTGCAATTTTATGGATAACAACCCAACTTGTATTGTAGAGCAAGACAAGGGTGATGGTATGTTGTTTCTCGCATCAGAGAATCAAAAATACTTCTTTTGGGTAAATGTCAATGACTCTTGGGAATGTGATTGGGAGGTGTTATGAAACCTAGATTCCGTAATGTATTGGAAATGGCAATAGAGGAAGGTGTTAGGTTCGGATACAACCGTGCGTTTAAGCACAATCCTGAACCACACATTGATTCTATTACTGATACTATTGTAACTGAAATTTTTAACTCACTCGACACTTGGTTTGATGATGTCAACGGCAATGAATCCTGAAGTTAAGCAAAAGTGGATTGATGCTCTGCGTTCTGGTAAATACGAGCAGGGCAGTGAAAAACTCCGCACTGTGAGTGGTTATTGTTGTCTTGGTGTTCTGTGTGACCTTTATGCACAAGAACACAATACTGAATGGGAGTTTAGGGGCATTGAAGAAACTAATCTTCAACCTAAAGACTATTGGTATTTTGAAGACCAAAGTGAGTTTGTGCCCGAATCTGTAATGGATTGGGCAGGATTCACTGAAAATTGTCCTGTGGTAAAAATTGATGTTGAAGAAGATGATGAAGATAGTTGGTTCTATCACGAAGGACTTGCGGACCTGAACGATTCAGGTTATACTTTCAATGAACTTTCTAAACTGATTCAAGAACAACTTTGATGGAACAAACGACTGTGACTCAATATAAATCTGTCAACCTCACGATTTATTTCAATGCTGATTTAGATGATGGTGAGGTCCAAGATTTCATTGACCGTATGACTGAAAAGTATCATCATCCTGATGACATTGTGAAAGATTATGAATACTGGTATGATGAGTGAGTCTTGAGTGAGACTGTGCCACTTGTAGAGGTGGCACATTACACCGTCCAAACCCCTGCTGGGGGTGCTATGATTACAAAGTAATCGAGGTTGAGAAACCCAATGCCTGCAATCGAAGTGAATCTCAAAGAATCGACTGTTGAGTTTATCAAAGAACTGGTTGATAATAACTTTTCCGATGAGGACATTTATGAGTTCATTGGAGAGCACGGTGAAGATAATCTCGTAAAGTTTTACGAAGATTATTGTCAACTTGGAGAAGAATACAATTATGAAGCAGTAGATGCTTTTGTTGAGTATTTTGGTCTCGACCAACTTCCTGGTTTCCAAGATTCTTACCGTGGTGCTTGGAGTTCTAAAGGTGAATATGTAGAGAACTTTGTGAATGACTGTTATACTACGGAAATGCCTGGTTTTCTGGAAATTGATTGGGAATCAAGTTTCGATAATCTTGATTGCGTTTATGAAGATGGGTTTGTGTTCGATACACAATTCTGACACGTTAGTTTCTTAACTCCAATTCACTTCATTCTAATCACTCAATGAAACTCCAATCTAAAGATGGCAACATGGTGGTGGATTTCTACCCCATCAAAACTCCGATGGGCAATGTATCCGAAGAGTGGTTTCTAAAAACTTTGACTTTTATGGGTCAAAGTCAATCCAAGAAGTTTCTCAATCGAATTGAGATGAATCTTGAGATTGAAGAGTATCTTAATCACACCATTCCTTATGAAGTTGTAGATTTCAATACGATTCCGCAACTTGCTAATCCTTTTGCTGAGGTTTGACAATGCTTCTGAAACTAACTGACATTGAGTTTGACTTTGAAGATTCATCTGGGGAACTTCCTTATGATGAGCAAGTCGCAGTTGCTAAATCTGTGATTGGTGAAGTCTTCGAGGTTGATAATGAAGATGAACTTTCTGATTTGATTTCCGACCAAACTGGTTGGTGTGTCAATTCACTTGATTACCTTGTAATTTCTGAATCTCACTGAACTTATCATGAATAAAGAAGACCTGATTGATGCTTATGCTCAGCAAATGCTGGATAGCATGGACTACAAAACAATGGAACGTTTTGTTTATGATACTCTCGTAGAAAATCTTACTGATTATACTGAGGAAGAATTGATTACAGAAGTTAAAGACTATTATCCTGAACTGCTGGAATCTGCCTGATTCTCAACAGTTTCAGATGGACCGTCGATGAGATTGTGGTCCATGACCTAGGGCACCTTGACCCCAGATTGCAGAAAAATCCCAAATCAACAGTTTCACACGAGACTGCAATGGGACTGCATCCTGCGGTGGGGGGTGCCTGGGTTGCAGGTGGAATCAGAGAAGAAACAAAAACTCTTCTCGGTCTCATTATGTGTCCCGCATAGGACTCAGGGGGGTTGGTGCTTCCTAGCAAAATCCAGTCCCACCGAGTCCAATTATGCGATGTGCCACTTGTACTGGTGGCACAGTAAATGAGCACAGTGCCCAAAATGTGGTATTGTATAGGGGTGGTGAGGGAAGGGCAACCAACCCACCCCACAAACGTCAAACTAACTCCAACTCAAATGACTGTTTCTTTCTCCAAAGATGTGATGCTCGGTATGCTCCGCAAGGGTGCTACTGGAACTCAACTTCTGAACATTCTTGATGTGATTGTTCCTGACCAAACTGAACTCACTCGTGAGCAAGTTTGTGATCAACTGGGCATTGCTGATTGTCCCGAGAATGATGATGAGATTGCTGCTTACCTTGCTGCAGTCTGATTAAATAGAAACGATAGAGTGCAAGTCCCTGTTATGTCCTGATGAGGCATATCACACTTGCACCATCAACTTAATTCATTTGTTTTTGACTCCAATGTTTCTTTCTTGCCCTGTCTCTTTTGACCTTATTGATGCCGAGTGGTATCAAGATGTAGACAATGCCAAAGAAGATGCTCTTGATTGGAGTGTTGAACTGTCTGGTGAAACTGTATTTGTTTATCAGGCAGTTGAGGGTGAAGATGGAGAATATGAGTTCAACAAACTCTATTCCATCTGTGCCTGATGCGAACTAAGACATTAACTTTCAAAGCACCAGATAAGATGCGAACTATAATTCTTATCTTTGCGGTTGCATTTATTTTCTCTCCTGGTGTGAGGAATCTGACTGCAAACACACTTTACACTGTTGCTGACATTATCAGCACAACTCGGTGAGTCCAGTGATACCCTGTGCCACTTGTACTGGTGGCACACTAAACGGGCACTGGCACTTTTTTCTGGTAGATTAAGAGGGTGGAGGGAGCAGTCCCACCCGAGTCCCAATCTCAATTCTTTACAATGGACCGCACTCAAGTCATCGCAAAGATTCAATCCATCCTGAAACTTCAGAATGGAACTTCTTTTGAGGGTGAGGCAGATGCTGCTGCTAAGATGATTGACAAACTGTGCAAGCAGTATGGTGTAACCATCAGTGAGGCAACTGAAACTCAAGTTCTTGATGAGTCTTTTATCTCTTTCAAGAAAACCAATGTTGCTCTGACTACGATTGCTAATGCGATTGCAAAGTTCTATGATGCAATGGCATACCTGAAGAATGGAGATACCAAATCTCTGCAGGTGATTGGTAGTGAAGCACAACAAATCCAAGTGCGTCTCTATTATGATTACCTGGTTCAGGTGATGGAGAAAGAGGCAGATGTTGCACATAAAGCAGAGAAGGTTATGGCAGACATTACTGGTAAAACTGTTTCTCGCAGTTTCAAGTTGAACTTCCGTAAAGCATTTGCTGATAAGGTTGCAGAACGTCTGCGTGAAATGAAAGTAGCAGAGAACCGAGTGCATGATGATGCTGATGCAGTGAAGAGCAAACTCTCCACGATGCGATTCGGACGTGCCAAGAAGATGAATGGTGCTAACGGTGCTGGTGCTTATGCTGGTTCTAACGTTGGTGCTGGTGTTTCTCTGAACCGTCAAGCATCTGGTTCTGTGACTAAGCAACTCTGTGGGGTGTGAGTTAAACACCCTTTCCCTTTCTTCCCTTTATTCTTAATACAATGAACACAGAACTGTCGATTGGTGAGTGCAAAATTATGTGGGTTGTTGGTGCATTGGAACGACTTGCCACTTTGGGTTTGATTGGTCCTGATGTTCCATTGAAATTGACTGGTAATGCTGTAGATGATTATCTACAAATTGACGAGCATCGGGAACTTCTGTTTGAATCAGACTTTGAGATTGCAAGTATTTTTACTGCACTTGCCAATGATGAGTGTGACCCTGAACTTCAAAATCCAGAGGACACTAAACCCATCATTGACCTTCTTCTAGAGTACAAAGACAATCGCACAGAGATTGTTAAGTATGCACTGTCCCAACAATTTGTTTGATACAATGTTTGAGCAACTTGAGTTTGAAGCACATTCTATTCCTGGTGCAATTCAGGGAAGGTATAAGTTCAGAAATGATTGGAGTATTTCTGTTGTTGCTGGACTTCCTGGAAGTGGATTGTATGGTAATGTGACTGACAATACTTATGAGGTTGCAATCTTCCGACCGAATGGAAATATGACTGAAGATGTGATTGGATGGAATACTAAAGCAGAAGTTTCTGCAATGATGAAAGTCCTTGTGCAACTGTAATAACAATGGAAGACCAAGTTAAACTGTTGATGCAACGGATTCAAGAACTTCAGAAAGAAAGGGACAATGTACCTAAACATCAAGTTCAGGTGATTGAATCTATTACTGAAGACATCAATTACTATCAGAATCAAATTGATTTTATGGTGAATGAGATGTAGTCTTGTTTTCCCCAGCATACCCATCAGGGATGCTGATAGGTAGAAGAACCGTAGACCCCTTGACAAGCATCGGGATTGGTGCTATGATGAACGGAGTTCAGAGATGAGTGATTTGTCTTCTTTCAGTCAAGTGTTTGAGCAAGAGATTGAAACTGCCTGGAGTGAAACTGTTTCTAATCTGACTCCTGAACAGAAGAAAATGCTGATGAACTCTACTCCTCAAGATTGGGCACAAGCAGTTTCTGAGTGTGTGCAAAGTCCTGATTTTTGGATGAGTATTGGTGCTGCATTTGTAACTGGAATTGCTCAAGGTTTCAGTAATGCGAAATGACTGACCTCTAAGGTATCATCAACTCATCTGAGTCCAATGATACCCTGTGCCACCTGTAGCACTGGCACACTAAAAGAGCACAGACCCCAAAAGGTGCTATATTAAGAGGGTGGAGGGAGCAGGGGTGCCTGTCCCACCTAAGTCCAATTCTTTATTTGAATTCAGATGACTGCTGCTCAACGGATGGAAAAGCAATTCTTCATGAACTTCATTACTCTTGTGAATGAAGTTCAGGGTAAGCAAAAACTTCCTTCTCAAGTTGGTTCTTATCGCAAGTCTTCTTGGTGTAAGCAAGTTTCCAATCCGAAGCAAAAGAAAGATGCTCTTGCCCGCATCTGAATCTTAATTCTCTTTTCAACAAACAAACAAAACAATCAATGATGACTTTTTCCGAAGCAATTCAATCTCTGCCTTCTTTCATTTCTGAGATGGAAGCAGATTGGGAAATGGTTTATGATTGGATGCTTGATATGTGTGGCATTTCTTTCAATGATGAAGAAAATGCCGAGATTGCGATTGTTTATGCACAATACGCAGACTGATTCTTAATTCTATCTGTCCCACATAAACACAAACAAGCAATGCTGATTAAAACTGTTTTTGACATTCAGACCAAACAAATTGGTTATGCTGTGTGTAATGCAGAACACCGTTGTGGTTTTGTGACTTATAGCATCACAAATGCAATTAAAGCAGCACAATGTAAGGATTTCAATCAAGTCCAACAACTCATCAATGGTTGATTGATGAAATATATTCTTCTTTTCTTTCTTTTAACTTCTCCTGCATTTGCAACTGTGAATGAGGAGCAAGAGTTAGCAGCAGAACAAAGTCAAATTTGTTTCATTGAGGAATGATTGAAATGTATAATCAAGTGAAGATTACTTATCAAGTGCCTTACAACGATTGTGAGTGGAGGTTTCAATCATTCCCGAATGTAAGAGAAGCACAAGCAATGGTTGATTTCTATCGGTCTTGTGGTTCACCTGCTAAACTTGTAGAGCAAAAAGAGCAATGATGACATTAGGTTGGATTCTGTTGATTGGTAAAACCGCAACTGCAATCTGGGCAATTAAAGTTTTTATTCGAGAATACAAGTACCTCAAAGCACAAGAAATCAAATGGAAGAAATGATTTTCCGATTCACTCCTGAAGAATTAGAAGTTCTTCAATCTATGATTCAATTCTTCTATGATGTAGGTATTCCTGACCACATCAATCAAGATGATTATGATTCACTGTTCAATAAGGTAATGAGTAACTGATATGAAACGCAAAGAAAAGATCAATCTCCTGTCCAAAGCACAAACAGGAAACGAACTTCTCATTATTCTTAATTCCCTCAAATGATTATTCTTCAAAAGCAAGACCACGCAGCACTTTACACTCTTGACGAAGATTCGAAAGAGTTGTATTATGCTCCTATCTACAATGATAACACTGTAAATCTTTCTGAATTTGCACCTGTTGATTTGCAAGATGTAGATGATGAAGTAGAAATTCAAAACATTCAAAAAGAACTGATTGCCCTAATCAAATGAAACAAACAGTTAAAGACGTTATTCACTCATTAGAAAAACGTGATCCGAATGAACAAGTCTTTTATCTTCTTTATACAAAGGATGATGTAAAAGAATTAGAACATTATGATCCAGTTACAAATCAAATTGTTTATCCATATAATGATGAACTAGCAGAACAAGTTCTTTCTAATCTAGATTGTTATGATGTAATCTATGAGACTGTGTATAAGTGTATGAATGATGAAATCTCTTATCAAGTAGATAAACTCTCAAGAAAAGAAAACATTACTCTTGAACCTGCTTCTTACTAATACCTATGAAGCAATCAATACCTATTCTACCAAACATTTTTAACTCTATTACCTTATCAATGTGTATGTCTTATATGTTGATTGGTATGAGTTATACAGTAGAAAACATGATGAATAAAGTTAAATAATGTATTTTTATGTAATTGTGTAATAAAAGATAATTAAAAAAAATGTATTAAAAAACATATGTTTGTGTGTTGTTCTTTTTCCACAAGGGTGTGGAAAACTTATATAAATACCCTTTCTTCTCTGATTTAATCTGAGTTATTATGTGATTTAATACTCTGATAAATGTGAGTTATTATGTGATCTTATTGCCGTCTAAGCGTGCATTGTATCATAAAACCCTAGAAAAGTCAAGGGCAAAAATCCACTCTGAGAACTGGCACACGATAATTCCCAGCACAACTTTACAGTGATGTCAAGGGGTTCGTGTATTATAATACCTTATAAGACTCTGAGAACTCATACGTCTTATGAGACTCGGAGGATTTTTATTTGTTCGTCCATGAGACTCGGAAGACTTATGAGATTTATTCGTCCAAGGACACTTTGAGCACTGTCCATTCGTCTTATGAGTCTTATGCAGTTCGTGCTAGATTTATAGGGCGGGAGGAGAGGGAATTCGTTATATCTCCTAGATGTTTATAAGTATTACACAGGGGTTCGATATAAAGTTTTCCACAGTTTCCACATAGTTTTCCACAGGGTTGTGGAAAAAGTATAAGAGTTTTCCACAGGTATTATATACCTCCCATACAGTTTAATTATAAGAATTAAACAGCACTGTTTCGTCCTTTATGTTTAGTCCTTATGCATTGACAACTCGGTGGTCTTCGAGTATTATGATACCTGGGGTATAGTTATTAATTCTAATTAAACAGCACTGTTCTTACAGAATAATCGGAGGTTTCGTTTATCCTATACCTGGGTAATACTATTTTATTATAATTAAACAGCACTGTTTTGTTCTTATTCGTGGTGCTTCGTCTATTCTAATTAAACAGTGTTGTTTGATTCTTATGGACAGTATGTTGCGATTGATGGTGTAAAGTATTAAGAACCGATGCCCCAAAAAGAAAAACGCATAACTACCCTAATCTATAAAAGTATGATTTTGCCATTGAGTTTGTCTTTGAGAAAAAAAAATTCTCTAAGTACGAGAACCACCCATAGGGAAGAGTTAGAATACCTCGGAGTGACCCTCGGAGAACTTATAGAGGATATGTTAGAAGTTACAGACTATGAGAGAGAGTTGTTGATTGAATGCATACAATTCCGACTCGAAACGGACAAGACAGCAAATTCAAATGAAATTCTCAGGGAAGAACTTGAAGAGTTGCTCTTCAAAGTAGAAGAAACTGATGACTACGTATAATATTGAAGTAAATGGAGTTACGATTGTAGAAAAAGTAAATCCAGAAGATTTAGAGGTGACTTTGAATCAAGTCAGAGGACTTGTATGGACTTCTGGTGGAAATAATGAGGATATCAAAGTAATTCTAAATAATAGGGAAGACCCATTGCAATGATTGATTTGTAGTGGTATAATGTAAACGTCGAAATTATTTTTTTATGGCAAAAGGATTTACGATTAAAGCAAGCGCACCGACGACTAAGAAAGTTGTTGATGAATTTAATTTAGAAGAAGCAAAAGAAATGGTAAAAGGAAAATCCATTGTCTTTTGTCTACCAGGTAGAGGTTGTTCATATATTTTTCTGAAGGCATTTGTTCAATTGTGTTTTGATTTGGTACAAGCAGGTGCGAGTATTCAGATTTCACAGGACTATAGTTCAATGGTAAACTTTGCACGATGCAAAGTACTTGGAGCAAATGTTCTCAGAGGACCTAGGCAGCAACCTTGGGATGGTAAACTTGAATATGATTATCAACTCTGGATTGATAACGACATTGTGTTTGACACTGAGAAGTTCTATCGTCTTGTAGCAATGGATAAAGATATTGCTGCTGGACCATTTACAGTTGATTACACTGGATTTGGTTGGGTGTTGATTAAGAAAGGTGTCTTTGAATCTCTTGAGTATCCTTGGTTTGCACCTAAGATGCAACAGTTTGAATCTGGAGAAGTTCAAGATATGTGTGGAGAGGATGTTTCCTTCTGTCTTGATGCGAAGGAAGCAGGATTTGAGATTTGGTGTAATCCTCTGATTCGTGTTGGTCACGAGAAGACTCGAATCATCTGATGTACCCCTTCTGAGAGTGTCTTCTTGACGTTCTAAGAAACTTTTGATAGAATGCCCTTGAAAGATTTTTAGGAGTCCTTCAAGGGCATTTTTAAGTCTTAAAAAACCCGTTAAAAAAACCGTAAACGAAAACCAACTAGGAGATTTTTACAATGGCAGTGAAGAAAAGTGCAAAAGGTGGTGCTAAAGTCGAATCAAAACCCAAGCTAACTCTTCAAGGTGCAGGTCGCAATACTAAATATAGTGCTACGAGTCGTAATAAGGCACGTAAAAAGTATCGTGGACAAGGAAAAGGGTAATGTATCACCTAGACGTTAATGATGAGTGGAATGCAATTCATCATGACGATCTGTGGATATACAATAAATTACAATTAAGTCGGATTTTAGGGTACAACTGTGGTCCAGTTGGAGCAAAAGTACCTAAATCCGACTTTTATATTGTTCGACCATCCATCAATTTCCTTGGAATGGGTCGATTTGCTGAGATTATATGGATAGAAGACTCTACAGATCACTTCTATCCGTCTAATTTTTGGTGTGAGGTGTTTAAAGGAGAGCACTTAAGTGTCGATTTTCACTATCAAGAGGCAAAATTGGTTGTAAGAGGCACCAAAGATGACAATGACCCTCTTTACAAGTGGCAAAAATGGGAAAAAATCGATAGAGAAGTGAGTTTCCCTTCAGTTTTAGAGAATTTAAAGGGAAATTATGACTGGATTAACTGTGAATTCATTGATGGTAACCTAATTGAAGTGCATGTAAGACAAAATCCTGATTTTAGGTATGAAAATGAGGTCGCAATTCCAATTTGGGATGATAATTTTTGTGAAAATCCTAGTTTTATCAAGGATTCTGAGTATAATACGTATGGAAGACGTGGCATTTACGTCAAATAAATAGTTCTTCGGGGAAAATTGGAGGTTTATGCGAGTTGGAGAAGTTTTCGATGGGGAATCACCTCCTGTTGGAGGTCTACGACGTTAAGTTTGACTTACTTAACGATGGAATATCCATTCAGGAAGCAATGGAAAGTGGGGTTAAACGTGCTGGAATGACGATTCTAAACATTTATCAGCATTGTTTTGTACCTCAAGGTGTTACAATCGTAATGGCACTGTCAGAAAGTCATGTTTCTTGCCATACATGGCCAGAAGAAGGTTGTATTGCCGTTGATGTTTATACTTGTGGACCAGGAAATCCAAAATTAATCGCATTAGAGATGTTGAAATATCTAAATTCAGAAAATTATACCCTAAGACATGTACTGCGTTAAATAGTTTTAGAGGAGATAGCAACCTCCTACAAAAAAAAGTTCTGTTTTTATTAAAAAACAGGAGCTAACATGTCTAACTTACCAGTTGATAGAGACAAAAACTACATGTATCAAATGTGGGGCACTACACATTTAGTTACAGATTACCAAGAATCAGTGCAACCAAGAGTCATTTCAGAAATCATGCATGATGATATGATGAAGCATGATTTAAAGAAGCAAACTGAATTGCATGAAAAGATTAGAAATGACGAAGATTATGATGATTGGGAATATGGAACTGAACCTTCATATGGTAAAAAAGTGATCTAAAAGTGTTATAGATATATTAAATACACTTTAATCTTAATGGCCACAAGGATTTCTAGAGCATTTAAAGATATTAGTTTATCTTTTGCTAAGCATCCTGTAACTAATGATATTTTAGTCATCAAAAATGAAGATGCTATCAAGAAATCTGTTACAAACTTGGTTAGAACAATTCTTGGTGAGAGGTATTTTAACCCTTTACTCGGAACTTCCGTAACAAGAAATTTATTTGAGATGGTTGACGAAGAAATCGCAATCATTATGAGGGAAGAAATCATGAGTGTGTTAAAAAACTTTGAACCAAGAATTGTATTAAGAGATATCAAAGTAATACCTCTACCAGATGATAATCAAATAAATGTTGAAGTTGAATATGATATTGTTGGTCTAGGATTTCCCAAGCAAAACATAGAGTTTCTTTTACTACCAACTAGAATATAATGTCATTCAATCAATTCACAAACTTAGATTTTCAGGATCTAAGAACACAAATCAAAGATTATCTAAGAGCAAATAGTAATTTTACAGATTTTGACTTCGAGGGTTCTAATTTTTCTGTATTGATTGATGTCTTAGCATATAATTCTTATATTACGTCATTCAATACGAATATGACGGTGAATGAGTCGTTTCTTGATAGTGCGACTTTACGTGAGAATGTTGTTTCTTTGGCACGTAATATTGGATATGTTCCAAGGTCAAGAAGAGCATCAAAAGCAAGAGTTAGTTTTTCTGTAAATACCTCTGGATTTTTAGATGTAAAATCAGTTACACTCAAAGCAGGAGTAATTGGTTTAGGTGCGATTGAAAGTGGAAATTATGTATTTTCAATCCCAGAAGACATTACTGTAACAGTAGATGCAGCAGGGTACGCATACTTTACAGATATTGAATTATGGGAAGGAACATTTTTAACAAAAAGTTTTATTGTAGATAGTTCACAGCCAGATCAAAAATTTGTTATTCCAAATCCATCTGTTGACACTACAAGTATTCGTGTATTTGTAACTGACTTAGCAAATGAAGAATATAATCAATACTCAAATATCCTAAACATTGATGCTAATTCTAAAATATTTTTAGTTCAAGAGGTTGAAGATGAAAAATACGAATTATTATTTGGAGATAATGTATTCGGCAAAAGACCAGCATCTGGAAGTTCTATTTTTGTAAGTTATATTCTGACAAATGGAAAAGCAGGAAACGGATGTGCTAACTTTAACTTCTCTGGAATTTTAGAAGATAATAATCAAAATAGAATTACATCAGGAATATCACCACTCACTACAACATTACCATCTGAAAACGGTGATGATATTGAAAAAATTGACTCGATTAAATATCTTGCACCAAGAGTCTATTCATCTCAGTATAGAGCAGTTACTGCAAATGATTACAAAGGATTAATTCCTTTTATATTCCCCAATGTTGAATCTGTAACTGCTTATGGTGGTGATGAATTGGATCCACCACAATACGGAAAAGTTTTTATATCAGTAAAACCAAGACAAGGAAAATTCTTATCAAGAATCTCAAAAGAAGAAATTAAGAAGCAATTAAAGCAATATTCAATTGCTGGTATCAAACCAGAATTAGTTGACTTGAAATATTTGTATGTAGAACTTAATACAAGTGTATATTATGACAAGAGTTCAGTTGCAGATACCTCAATACTTAGAAATAAAGTTATTGAAACTCTTACTGCTTACGGTAAATCTTATGATTTAAATAATTTTGGTGGGAGATTTAAATACAGTAAAGTAAATGCATTGATTGATGATATAAGTTCTTCAATTACTTCTAACATCACAAAAGTTAAAATGCGAAGAGATTTGCAGCCAGCATTTAATCAATTTGCTACTTATGAACTTTGTTTTGGTAATGCTTTTCATATTAAGAAAAATAATCCTTTAGACAATAGAGGATATAATATAAAATCTTCTGGTTTCACAATTAAAGATGTGGAAGGAACTGTATACATGAGTGATGTTCCAATTGATGAAACAAGTGGAACTATTTTCTATTTTACACTAAAAGATAATATCCCCTTTATTGTAAAAAATAATGCAGGAGTTGTTTATTATAAGAAAGGTGAAGTATACTTAGATACAGTTAATATTACTAGTTCCTTGAAACCAAATGGTATTGAAGTCCAAGCAATACCAGAATCAAATGATGTGATTGCATTGCAAGATATATACTTAGAATTAAGCATTGATAATCTTGTAGTCAATATGATTGAAGATAGAATTAGTTCAGGAGAAAATACTTCTGCAACTGAATATATTGTAACTTCAAGTTATTCAAACGGAGCATATACTAGATAAAATGGCAGATATTAACGATAGAGTAAGGATTCAAGATATTATTGAGTCACAAGTTCCTTCTTTTTTGAACGAAGATTCTCCTTTGTTCAAAGAATTTTTAAATCAGTACTATATCTCACAAGAATATCCAACAGGGATAACAGATATTGCAGCAAATCTTGACAGATATAAAGATATAAGAACATATAATAACGAATTATTCTTTACTTTATTTGTTCCATGCCAATTAACTGAAAGTCTTTTAACTTTTGATGATACAATTACAGTCAATCATACTGTAGGATTTCCAAAATCATACGGTCTGTTAAAAATCAATAATGAAATAATTACATATACTGGGAAAACTGCCACATCATTTACTGGATGCTCTCGTGGATTTTCTGGAATTGATCAATTAAACACATTAAGCAGTTCAAATTCTCTTAATTTTACTACAACTCAGTCAGAAGAACATGCTAGTGGTAGTGTAGTTAGTAATTTAAACCTTTTATTCTATCAAGAATTATTTACAAAATTCAAAGCACAATTTTTGCCAGGATTTGAGAACAGAAATTTTATTCCTCAAGTAAAGATAAAAAATATTTTATCAAGAGCTATTGATTTCTATACAACAAAAGGAACAGATACTTCATATAAAATACTTTTTAAAATTCTTTTTAATGCTGATATCAGTGTAATCAAACCACAAGATTATATTTTAAGGCCATCTGATGATAATTTCTTTGTAACAAAAAATATTCTTGTTGAAAAAGTAAGTGGTTCAGATCCACTCCTAATTAGTGGTCCAGATAGAGCATCATTATTCCAAGATAATGGAGAAGTTGGTTCTTCAAGTGCTTCAATTTACTCAATTGAATTTAGACCTGTAGATGAAAAAAATCTTTATGAGATTTATTTAGATAGTACTTCTTTTATTTCTAATTTTGTCAGTACTAAAAAAACAAATATTACAAAGAAAGTTGATGCATTTTCAAGCACGATTTATGTTGATTCCACAGTAGGATTTCCAAAATCAGGAACTATTCTAGTAAAAGGAAAAAATACTGCTAATACTACTGTTAGACTTACATATACAAGTAAAACAAATACTCAGTTTTTGGGAGTTACTGGGTTAATTGTTGGTTTAGAGTATAGTGATGAAGTTTTTGAAACTAATTTTGTTTATACTTACGATAAAGATAATCAAAAAATAGAATTTAGATTAATTAATGTAATAGGAGAAGTAAATTACCAAAGTACTTCTAATCTATTGGTAAATGATAAGATATCTTTGTCTTCATTTGGCGCAGAACTAAGTGATAAACCAGAATTTTATAGTTGGTTGTATAATGTATCTACAAATCACAAAATTAAATCCATAATTAAATCTGGGGACACTAGTGGAAAAGTCTATACTGTTTCATTTTATGATAATGTCAGACTTTATATTGGACAAAAAGTTAAATTAGTAAATCTTGATATATCTAACGATCCAGAAATAGATGCAGAAATAGTAAATATAATTTCTGAAAATACAATTGAATTGTCATCTAATCTAGATGCAACTAAAAAGACATTATTAAAAGAAGTAATTTTACTTGGTTCTAGTGATGTAAATCACACACCATCAGTAAATTCTTTTCCAGTTGCAGTACAAAATACTTATATTGATGATTCATACAAATCATTTTATGTTGCAGCATCTGGCATATCTAATTATCCACTTTATGCAAAAAATCAAACTGTAAAAACATCAACAACTTCTGGTGTTGGAAAGACAGATATTCTAGAAACTGACATTGTTCACAATTTTTATACTGGAGAAAAAATTTATTATTTTCCACAAAGCGATTCTGGCATAAAAACTGGAATTTATCATGTTACAACAATAGGTGACAACAAAGATAGTAAAAAAATTAAACTATCCTTAAGTAAAAGTGATTTATATTCGAGTGTTTATATCAAATTTGACAGAAATATAGTATCTGATTCTTTTGTAAAATTAGATTACGAAAATAAAGTAGTAGAAAATCAAAAATTATTCAAAAAATTTAATTATGTAAAAGGTGATAGTACACTAAAGCAGGTTGCAGATAGAACAACAAATAACAGACAAGTAGGTATTTTAATCAACGGTGTTGAAATTTATTCACCAACTCTATTTGATGAGAATATTTACTATGGTAAATTAGACGGCATAACAGTAACTAATCCAGGTAAAGGTTACGATATAATCAATCCCCCAGAAATAGAAATAACTGATGTTTCTGGAAGAAATGCTAAAGGATATGCTAATATTGTTGGTGGTCTTTCTGAAGTAAAAATTGTAACTCCAGGTGTAGGTTACCAAATAAAACCAAAAATCACTTTAGTTGGTGGAAATGGTTCTGGAGCAGTAGTAGAACCAAATCTAGTAAAATCCAAAATTAATGCAGGTTTCAAGGGTGATGGTTCTGGAGTAAATCCAACAACAAATACTATTATCTTTTCCCAAAATCATAATTTTGATGATGGAGAGGAAATCTCATATAATGCCAACTTTAATGCTGAAATTTTCCCATTAAAAACAAATTCAAATTATTATGCTGGAGTAATAAGTCCTACCCAGATTAGATTATATGAAAGGTTGGAAGATGCATATAGAAAAACTAATGAGGTAAATTTAGTTGGTATTAGTTCTGGATTCCACTCTTTCATAACATTAAAATCAAAAAATACTATTACCGAAATTCGTGTAAAAAATTCTGGATCTGGTTATTCAAACAGAATCATTAAGATTCCATCAATATTGGCATTTGATGAAAAAGCAAATGGTGTGAATACATTTGATCACTATGTATTTGCTAAAAATCATGGTCTTAAAGATAAAGATATTCTAAGATATTCAACAACAGGAACATCTATAAGTGGTTTATCGACATCTTCAGAATATGTAGTGACAGTAGTTGACAATAATAAATTTAAGTTGTCTACTATTGGTGTTGGCACACAATTTTATGATGTTAATTATGAAAATAAAAGATATATAAGGTTCAATTCTTTAGGAACTGGCACTCATACATTTTCTTATCCACCAATTAGACTTGTTGTTGAGACTTTATCTGGAATAGGAGCAACAAGTATAATTGAACCACAATTTGAACCTATTGTTTTGGGTTCAATTGATAGCATTTTCATAGAGGATAGTGGTGTCGGATATGGAGTTTCCAATATAGTAAACTTCCATAGAAGACCAGATATTAGAGTAAAACCAATTATATCAGAAGCACTTTTAAAACCAATAGTTTTGAATGGAACTATAGTTGACATTCAATTCTTGAGTTATGGTTCTGGTTATGATAAAGGAATTGATATTATTGTGAATGGAAAAGGAAGTTTTGCAGATATAAGACCTGTCATAGAAAATGGCAGACTTGTTGCAGTAAATATTGCAAATGGTGGTATTGGATATGACAAAGATACCACATCAATTACAATCAAAAGAAGAGGTTCTGATGCCAAATTCATTGGTGATGTATTTGAGTGGAAAATAAACCAGGTAGAAAAAAATAAGAAGTTACTCGAAATACAGGATCAGGCATTTATTGTTCCAAGTAAAAACAAAGACCTTGGATTGCAAGTAGTAAATTTCTATCCACCAAGACTTCTTAGAAAGTCCATTAAAGACCATCTCGATAGTTCTAATAGGGAAACACCAAACAATATCCATTCACCAATCATTGGATGGGCATATGATGGAAATCCAATTTATGGACCATACGGACAAGTTGGTTCCGAAATCAGAAAAATAAGGTCTAGTTATACAAAAAGAGTAGAACCAGATAAAAATATCAGACCAAACCTACCTGATGGTTTCTTTACTCAAGATTTTTATTATGACAGGGCAATTGGTGATTTGGATGAACATAATGGAAGATTCTGCAAAACTCCAGATTATCCAGATGGAATTTATGCATATTTTGCAACCATTGATAATAGTGCTATTTCAATACCAGAATTTCCATACATGATTGGAAATTATTTCAGAGATTATGTAATTCCTGAAAATTATGCTTCAATATTCAATCAAGATATTGATTTGGAAAGTTTAAATCTAATCAGAAACATTGGACCATATTATATCAATTCTGGAAATTCTAACTATGATTTAATTAGCAATACAGATAAAAAATACAAACAAGAATTTACTGTAACAAAAACACTTTCCTCATCTATAGATGGAGTTCAGATATACTCTGATGGAAGTGGATATAAGGTTGGTGATAACGTAGTATTTGACAATCGTAATACTAGTGGATCTGGAGCATCTGCTGCTGTATCTAGAATCAAAGGAAAACCAATAAAAAGCATAGTTGTTGGTATAAAAACTTCCTTAGATGTGAGTTTTTATACTTACGGAAATAATGTTGTTGGTGTTACACAAGAACCACATCAACTAATAACTGGAGATAAAATTACAATATCTGCAATTTCAAATTCAAATTATTCATATTTTGAAGGAATAAAAGATATTTTTGTTTCTCAAAAAACAGTTGGTTTGTCTACTAATATTCCAATCTTAGTTGTCAGTGGAGAAACTACTTCCATTATAGTCAATGATGTTTCGGGATTTGAAGTTGATGACTTTGTTTCTATTGGATCTGAAATATTGAAGATAACTAATATTTCAGTAGAGAAATCAGAACTGACTGTAAATAGATTACAAAATGCTGGTGTCCATACAGTAGGCATTGATTCGGTAAAATTACTACCAAGAAAGTTTACATTCTCTGTTGCTGACCAAAAATATCCAATAAAGAAAAACGATGTTGTATATTTTAGTCCAAAAACTTTTGTTGGATTTGGTTCGACAGGAGAAAATTATACTTTATCAGACCAAACAAATCTAAATGTTCCTGATAGATCAATTTATATCAAAAATCACAATTTTTATACTGGACAATTAGTAAAGTATAATGTTGGATTTGCTGGAACTGGAATGATTGTTTCAAATACAATCACTCAGGCAGATGCATTTACTTTACAAGATAATCAGAATATTTACATTGTAAATAGAGGTCAAGATTATATTGGTTTATCTACTGTTGGTTATACCACTTCAACTGGAATTGGATCATCATTAAGTTCATTATATTTCTTTGACGATATTTCTGTAACTGGACTTGCACATTCGTTGACAACAACATATGAAAAAGTCATTGGAAAGGTAGAAAATTTCAGTTTGAATGTAGAAACAACAGAAACTCATGGACTAGGAAATTCTGATGAAATTACGTTTAACCTTCTACCAAGATTGGTTGACACATTTAAACTTAGATATGATACAAATATCAGGAAAATTACAACAGAAGTTAAGTCTTTCAATACTTCTGTAGCAATTAGCACAGAAACTTCTGAAATATATTTGCCAGGAAATAATTATGTTACTGGAGATAAAATTGTATATTATAATGATGGGAATACAACAATTGGTGGATTGCAGACTAATGAGACATATTACATAATTAAGCAAAAACCAGATTATATCAAATTATCAAATTACTATGATAGTTCAAAATCTGGAGTGAGCATATCATTAACATCTCAAGGAAGTGGAGTACAATCAATTGCTCTTGTAAATCCACCATTAGCATCAACAAAAGGTAATATTATTGAATTTGATTTATCCGATTCTTCTTTAAGTGGAATGGATCTTAAATTATACAAAGATGGCAATATCTTAATTGAGGTTGAATCATACAAATACACTAGAAATGCAATTGATGCTGGAGTTTCTGGTGCTAAGTTGAGAATAGATACAACAGATAAGAGTATCACAAATACTCTATTTTATAATTTAATACCACTATCACCTAGTGTTCTTGAAAAGTATCAAATCTCAATTGATAAAGAAGTAATTGGTTACAATAAAATATCATTAAATCCAAGTATCTATAATCAAAGTTATTCTGTAGTTTCTACTGGAAGCACTTCATTTAAATTTATTTTAAATCAAAAACCAGAATACTTTTCATACAATGCAAATTCTGGCATAACCACTATATTCTATGATACAGATTCTAAAAATACAAGTGGTCCAATATCAAATATAAAATTAAATTTTGGAGGAAAAGGATACAAAAAAGTTCCTAGAATTTCTTCAATAACTTCAGTATCAGGAAAGGATGCAATTCTAAAGGCATTCTCTAATTCCATTGGAAAAATTGATTATATTGAAAGAATTAAAGATGGATTTGATTATCCTACCGATCCAACTTTAAAACCCGTATTGAGTGTTCCAACAGTATGTCAAATAAAAAATATATCAAGAGTCGATTATATTGGCATTACTACTGGAGGAAAGGGATATAACACTGCTCCAGTACTTAAAGTAGTAGGTAATGACAACATTAAATTAAAAGCAAATATACAGGGTGGTACAGTCACTTCTGTGGATATTTTAGAGAATGTCACCAATATGAGTGCCCCTCTATCCGTCATCCCAACTAGAAACTCTAATGGTTATGATATTGATGATATTGTTTACAATCCATCAACTAATGAAGTTACATTAGAACTTGTCAATAGTGATAATCAATTATACCCATTAATTGCAAATCAATATGGAAATCAAGAAACAGTATTCCCATTCAAAGTCGGAGATAAGATTTTTGTAGAAAACTGCAGAATAACAGATGGAAATCAAAAGAATAACTATAATTCTGCAAATCATAGTTATAAATTCTTTACTATTACTGGTATAAGCACTACAAACTTTACCATAACCTATAGTATGAACGGGATATCAAATAATCTCGGTGAATATACTACAGATAATAATTATGGTTATGTCATAAACGAAAATGTTATGGCAAAATTTGAAATGAAATTGATTGATGATTTGGGTTACTATTCTGGAGAAAACGTTGTTGGATATGATTCTAATGGTATTGCAGTATTTTCTGCAGTTGTCATGGAAAGTGGATGGGATAATGACATAAATCAATTAAGACTTATTGATTCAAAAGGTGAATTAGAAGTAGGGAATAGATTACTTGGAACTAGGTCATTGCTAAATGGAATAGTCGAAAATGTAAATCAATTTAATTTAATTTCATCTCTTAATGTAACTAGAGATAAAATTAATGATTTTACAGATAAAATTGGTTATCTGAATGATTTTCAACAGAGAATTTCAGACAATGATTACTATCAAAAATTCTCTTATTCGATTAAATCACAAATTCCATACACAGATTGGAAAGAACCTATTAGGTCATTAGTTCACCCTGCAGGATTTAAGGAGTTCTCCGATTTAGACATTATAGGAAAAGCATCCAACAATATGAAAGTTGGAGTTGGTGATTCATCACTAAACGTTTTAATCAATGTTGATAGTGTTGAATCGATGTATAATCGTTATAATTTTAGTATGGTGACTGAAGATGAACTTCTTCCAGATGGGTCTATAGAAAGAGTCTTTTTCCCAACAGGGGTAAGTTTAAAATCATATATTTTGAGTAAAACAAATAAAGTTGTCCCTATTGATGATATTAGTGGACAATTTACTGGTTTTACAACTACAACTGGTGGACAAATAGTTGGATTGACAACTTTTAAATTAAAAAATAGAGGTACACCACTATTCTATAGAGAATTCCAAGGAAATGATTCTTCTATAATTGATTTATCCAACAATAAATTTAAGTTAAGAAATAATAATTTCCAATCTGGACAAAAACTTTTCTACAGTGTTGTTAAGGCAGATGGTACTGCCAACGTTGGAGTAAATACAATTTTTGATGCTGGATTTAGTTATCCTGGTATTTCATCATATTTTGATAGTCCTATTGTTAGTTTTGATTCAAGCACCATAAAGATGTCTTCCAATTAAACGATAAATAAAAATAAACATCTAGTGTATAATGGCGAAATTAGGAATAAATACAGGTTCCGCTCCAAATGATGGTACTGGAGATTCCATATTACAGGGTGCCATTAAAATTAATAGTAATTTTAATGAAATTTATAATGCCATTGGAAATGGAACTACAATAACCAATTCTATTGGTTTTGCAAGAACTGCTGGTATATCTACATTATCTGGTTATGCATCTACTGCTGGGATTGCAACTTTTGCAGTAACTGCAGGAATCTCATCTTATTCTGTCATTTCTGGTCTTTCTTCATTATCTTCTTACGCAACAAATGCTGGGATTGCAACCGTTGCTCTTTTTGCTGGAAATTTTTCATCAATCCCAGATATTACAGTTGGTGTTGTAACAGCAAATTCTTATAATGGATCTGGAGTTAATCTAACTGGAGTTATTACAAGTATTCTTGCTGGTTCTAATGTCTCTGTAGCAAGAACTGGGGGAACAGTAACAATAAATTCAACTGCTCAAAGTGCTGTTTCAACTCAGTGGACAACAGTTGCTAGTGGTATTGTAACATCATCAAGAGTTGGTATAAACACAAATGCACCAATATCAGCATTACATTTAAATAATGGAATATTAAGTATTACTGGTTCATCTGGTGGAATACAGATGAACGATGGAAGAAGACTTTTAATGGGTTCTGGTGGTCAAATTGATGCTTCAATTTATTATGATGCAGTTGATTTGAGAATTGATACATCCTCATCAATTAGAATTGGTGATGGAGTCAACAACGTTTTTGCTGCTGTTGCTGGTGAAGGTGCCCTTTTATACTATAATGGTAGTAGAAAACTACAAACTCTTGCTAATGGAGTCAATGTAACTGGTGACCTTGGAGTTTCTGGAATTGTAACAGCAAATAATTTAAGAGTAAGTGGTATTGTTACAGCAACAAGTTTTAGTGGATCTGGAAGTAATCTAACAAATATTGTAACATCACTTATTGCTGGTTCTAATGTTAGCATTTCAACCTCATCTGGTGCAGTTAGAATTGATGTTAATTCAGATTCTTCTTGGGTAACAAATAGTGCGGGAATACATACTTTTGCAAAACTTGGATTGGTGATAGAGCAGGAAAAGAAATAACAACTGGAAATTATAATGTAATCTTAGGTTCTTATGATGGAAATAATACTAGTTTAGATATCAGAACATCTTCAAATAATGTTGTTCTTTCCGATGGTGAAGGCAATATTAAACTCTATGCCAATTCATCTGGAAACGTTGGTATTAAGACTACAGTAGTTACAGAAGCACTCACAGTTGCTGGTATCGTATCTGCTACAAGTTTCTATGGAACACTGAATGCTGGACAACTAACTGGAACATTACCTGCAATTGACGGTTCTGCACTGATTGGAGTTGTTGGTAGTGGTAGTGGAGTTATTATTGAAGACGATGCAACTCCAGTTGGAACTGCAGGAACAATTAACTTTGGTTCTAATCTAAGTGTTTCATTTGCTTCTGGTATTGCTACAGTATCTGGAAGTGGACTTGCAACATATGCAAATGTTGCTGGTGTTGCAACTTATTCAGCAACTGCTGGAATATCGACAGTATCTGTAACTTCTAATTATGCAATAACTGCTGGAGTATCTACGGCATCAGGAACTGCTGGATATGCAACTACTGCTGGAATATCTAGTGCAGTTTCAACAACAATTAATATTAACACTGTTGGTTTTATTACAGCAGCATCATTCTCTGGTTCTGGAGCAAATCTAACCAATCTTAATTCGGGATCTTTGGTGGGAGCACTTCCTGCTCTTGATGGAAGTGCATTGTTTGGTGTTATAGCATCTGGAACTGGTATTGAAATTAAAGATGATAATGCAATAGTAGGTACTGCAGGAACAATTAATTTTGGTTCAGGATTAGATGTCTCACCAGTTTCTGCTGGAGTTGTTACTGTAACCTCATCTGGTGGTTCATTACAATCAAGAGTTGTAGTTACTGGTGTAACAACATCAATTGCTAATAACGGTATTGGCAATACAAATATTGCTGGATTCAAATCAATTTACGCATCAATTAAAAATTTATCGGGAACTACCCAATCCATTACAGCAGATTTAACCATTCTTCAACTGGAGGCATAAGTTTAAATGGCAATTACAACTACAACAATTTCTGTAAATCCTGGATGGGCATCCAGTAGTTTAATCGATCAACTAGAAAGTGCTTTTGATTGGTTGGATCTTCATGGCGGGACTGATAGTGGTCTTGTTGTTGGAGTTACAACATTTACTGCTGGTATTGGTGGAACTGTTGGTACAACCAATGATGATTACTTTGATGTTCCCACAACATCGGAATCTGGAATAGGAACTGGTCTCACATTAGATGTTTATAGAAGTTCTGGAATAATTATCAATATCAATGTAAATAGACCAGGATATGGATATACTGGGGGAGAAATAGTAACAGTACCTGCAGCAGATATTGGTGGTGCAGCAAATGGAGCTGTTAATTTCCAAGTTAAAGTAGCAATAGCAGCAACTGTAACTGGAAACGTATCATATGCATGTACATTTTCCAATATTTCTAGTAATAATTTTATTATAAATGGACAAGATAGAAATGGTACGGTTGGTGGTGCCAATACAACCATAACCATTAGAGAAGGAGATACTTTAACACTTACTAATAGTTATGGTTATACTCTAGGAATTGCAAAAACAACTACTCCTGGTTATGCTTATGCTATACATTCTCTTGCGTTTAATGCACCATATAATATTAATAATGGTTTTAGTTTAACTTGGTCACCTCTTCCTGGTCAGGCAGGAACGTATTATATTGAAGATAATACTAGTTCTGGTATAAATGGAGGCACCATTGTTGTTCTCCCAGCAAATACTGGAGATGTAAATCCAATTGGATATGGAACAACAAGTTCATTTTACTATAAGCAACTTTCATCAAGTGGATACAATAGTGGTGCTATATTAAAACAACCAATAAATCCAAATAAAAAATATGGAACAACATATAGGATGTTTTTAATTTATGATGATTATAATTTAATTTTAGGTGCAGGAAGTGGATTCCATCCATATGCTGCTGGATCTTTGACTTTTGGTGGAATGTCATATTCTAGAAGATGGGTTGGATCAGAAAAACTTGATAACCAAACAAGACCAACAGATTTCTATAGTACTTTTGAAAATCTTAATAACTTGAGAAGATATTCATCTCAAAATGGAAATAGTGGAAATAAAATAATTACTGGTTCAAATACTGGGTATAAATTAGATTTAAACATTTATCGTTCAGGTCTTGACCCATCATTCTCAGTATTATCTTATAAAGCACCAACTCTTTCTAGTCAAAAAATTTCAGATAATACTTACGGGACTTTTATTTTACATAATTTTGAAAATCCAAACTTATGGGACTTGGATGAGTTATTCATAAGTGGTTTTACTCAAGTTCTTCCAGGTCCATCTGGGTCAGGAAATTTTAGACCAAGTATAACCTTTAGAACTTGGACTGCAGGAAATATAGACACAGACTATGCCAGTGGGCAGTCAAAGAGAGCAGCAGAATTTGGATATAGCACACTAAATTCATCTTCTAATTATGCAAACATTTATACTGAGGATGTGTATGTTTCTACTGCTGCATATAATCCTAATGAATATTATTATTCTACGAATAATTCAAGTAAAAGAATCTATTATAGAAGTGCATCTCAATCACCAGAAAGAGGTGCTGGTGGGTATAATGGCAACAGACAAATAGCATCTAATGCAGATTTTAATGCTGTAATTAAAGGAATACCAATAAATGGACAATTAGTTCCAGTTCCATATTATATCCCTGATGATTTTGTTTTAATTGAATTTTCTTACAACTTACCAGGTGTAAATATTCAACAAAATGATACTGTTACAGTAAGTCCATCTGAAGTTTATAAGGTAATTAATGGTTCTTATATTCAGACAGTAAGGACAACTGGTATTTTATTCTGTGCGAGGGTAGTCTGATGCCTGAATTCACTTTCATTTCACTAGATCCTCAAGTTTCTGGAACAGATGCAAATGTTGAATATACATTTGATTCGGCAACAACTCCATTTGTAATTCCAGAGACAAATGGAACAATTTCTATTGGTAATCTTCCATTGAGAGATGAGGACATATCTACCCCTGGTTATCTTACAGGAAGAAGACCAGCAAAAGGACAATTATTCCCCCGTGGTGTTTATAATAAGTAAAAAATATGTCAACAAGAGAAGTTCCAGGTTCAGGTGCTGTTTTAAGACCTAACTTTAATTCAGAGTATGGTGTTTCATCTATAGATGTTTTAAATGGTGGTGCTGGTTATGCATCAACTGACCCACCAAAAATAGAAATATCTGGAACAAAAGTGCCTCTTGTTGAAGGTTTATTTTATCCAGTAATTGTTGATGGTTCAATTAGAAGAGTTGCTATTTTAAATTCTGGATCTGGATATTTTCCAACAACTGAAGATTTGGGGACACAAGTTGGAATTGCGACTACATCATATGTTGAAAGTTCATTGATAGTCAGAAAAGGACCAGATACTGCTCCATATTTGTCTGTAGCATCTACGGAATCTTCAATCATCATGCAGGTTGAAGGTGGAAATGGGACTTCAATTTTTGAGAATGGATACAATGTTGCTATCTCAACTGCTATTGTTGGAACATCTGCTTCAATAACTCCAGATTTTTCCCTCAATCAAAATAGATTCTACGGATTTTTTGACCCATTCCCAGCATACTCAACAAGTGGGGTTGGAACTGGAGCAAAGTTCAATGTCTTCATTGTTTACAACTCATCTACTGGATATCCTATTTCTACATCTTTAGTTTTGAGAGAAGGTGGAAGAGGATATGCAGTTGGTGATACGGTTTCAATTTCTGGAACCTTTATGAATGGAACAAGTCCGACAAATGATTTATCATTTACTGTTTCCTCTGTTGCTAACACTAGGATTGTTGGTCAAGCAGGAAGTTCATATTCAAATCTCCCAAGTTCAACAATAATTGGATTTGGTTCTGGTGCTAGATTTAATGTATCTAGAAATTCTTTTGGTGATGTGTCTTCCATCACTGTGGCAAATGGTGGTGTTGGATATGCATTAACAGATAAAATCAAAATTTTAGGTTCTTCAGTTGGTGGTGTAACTCCTGCTGATGATTTATATTTAACTCCGAAGGTTTTAGGAACAGATAAATTACCATCAACATTGTATGTCTCTAAGATAGACAATGATAATTATAAAGTATCTGGACTATCTACATCAAATGAATTGGATATCATTTCTTATGGGACAGGATATCAGTCATTTACATTTAATAATCCAAATGCTAGTGCAATTATATCAGTAGATAATATTATTCAAAGTCCTTTATATAAGAGAGATTTATCTGTATCTTTAGTTTCAATAGTTGGTGTCACCACAGACATAATCTATCTTTCGGGAATCTCATCAATCACATCATTAGATACAATCCAAATTGATTCTGAGTATTTAAAAATTAATACCATCGGAATAGGTTCTACAAATGCCTTCAATGTAACAAGAGGGTACTTGGGTTCTAGGGTTGGTTATCATACAGTTGGTGCTGCTGTTACTATCCTTAGAGGTGATTTTAATATATCTAAAGATGAAATTCATTTCACTACACCACCATATGGACCATCTGGATATGAAGGACTTAAAATAACGTCTAGTTTTTCTGGAAGAGCATTCACAAGAAAGTTTGACCCAGGAACTCCAAATGATAAAAATGTGATTTTCGATGACATATCGACAAAATTTGTTGGTGCTTCTTCAACAGAATTTTTCCTCCAGAATTATGATCAAGATATTGTAGGAATTTATACAAATACCAACACAGTTTTAACAAGTTCAATTGATGTTAATAATAATCCAATTGTACTAATTAATAATATTCCACAGATATCAAATACTGATTTTGTTATTGACAATCCAGCAAAAAATAGAATTAAATTCTTAACTGGAACACCAGGCGCAGGTAAAATTGTTAGAACTGGGATTACTACTGGATATGGTTATCAACCATTAGTTGGTGCTGGTGCAACAGTAACAGTTTCTGCTGCAGGAACAATATCAGCAGTAACTATAAAAGGTTTCGGTAGTGGGTATAGGACTCCACCAAAAATTGAAATTTTATCAAATGTCGGTACTGGTGCTTCTTTAGTTGCAATAATAGGAACTGGAGGAACTATTACATCAATTTCCATTGTCAATCCAGGAACTGGATATACAACATCACCAGTTCCAAGAGTATTAATTGGAATTCCATCAAGTTATAGTGATTTGCCTTTAGAGTATATTTCTGGGTCCACAGGAAATGGATTTGGTGCAAAGGCTTCAGTTATTGTAGGAAATCAAGGAAATGTAATTGGATTTGATATTGAAGAACCAGGATTATATTATAAGGTAGGTGATGTATTAAAAGTAGTTGGTGTAACAACAAATCCATCAATTGGAATTGGATTTAGTGAGTTTAGAATTACAGTAGAGGAAACACTGACAGATAAGTTTAGTGGTTTCTATCCAGGTCAATTTATACAATTTGATGACATAGCAAAATACTTTACTGGTTCAAAGAAAAAATTCACACTGACCATATCTCAAGGAGGAACAACAGAAGTATTGAGTCTAAAATCTGACCCTAGCACAGATGTTCAGATTGAAAATAATCTATTTGTGTTTATAAATGATGTATTGCAGGAACCAATAAAATCATACACATTTAACGGATCTAGACTTACTTTTACTGAAGCACCAAAAGAAAATTCAAAATGCACCATACTATTCTTTAGAGGATCTGACTTAGATGTTGAACAAATTGACCCACCAAAAACAATAAAAGAAGGTGATACCATACAAATTGGAGAAAATATTTTAGACCCTGGAGATAGACCACAATTTGAAAGAATTGTCAAAAAGATTGTATCCTCTGATGCTTTAGATACATTTACATATGATAGCATTGGCATAAACACCGATGTAACAAAAGAAAGGCCATTGAGATGGGCAAAGCAAACTGTAGATAGAATTATCAATGGTGTCTTATATTCCAAATCCAGACCAGACTTAAAATCAAGAATAACCCCAAATACAAAGTTAATTGCAAATGTTTTCTCCGAAGATGAAAAGATATACGTTAATAATGCATTCCCACTTTTCAGTGAGGTTGATTTACTGAGTGAAAACTTAAGAGATGTTATTATTGTAGATGTAAATGATATTCAACCAGCAATATCTACTGCTATTGTTTCTTCTGCGTCAACAATTTCGAGTCTATCTATTTCGTATGCAGGAACTGGTTATAATACATTAACAAATCCAATTGTTGCAATATCTTCAGCATTCATACAAAGAAAAGACCCAATTTATAACTGGAAAGGGTCAAACAATGGAATATCTTCTTCTTATACTTTAAATAAAGTTGTAATAGGAAATCCAATTGTTTCTGTTGGTTCAAGTGGAATAGTTGCAATATCTACAAATGGAATAGAATGGTCCCAATCATCCATAGGTTATGGACAGACAATATCTTTCAACTCCGTATCTGTTGCAGAACCTAATCGTTATTATGTTGTTGGTGAATTTGCAAAGATTGCAACATCAGTTGGTATTAATACAACTTTATCTGCATGGACAGAAATAAAATTACTTGAAGAGCAGGTTGTCGTTGGTCTTCCAGATCCTATCATCAATTTTAGTAGTTATTACAATACATTTAATGATATTAGTTATTCCTCATTGAGAAGGACTGCTGTTGCAGTTGGTGATGGAATTGGTCTATTTACTGGTGTAGGAATTGGAACAACTGCATTCTTTAAGAAAAATCCACCAGTGTTTACTAATTTAAATGGTGTTGCCAACAATGACGCAAGATTTGTTGTCGTTGGTGATAGTGGAACAATTATTCATTCTACTAATGGAAATATTTGGGACAGAATTGTTTCTTTACCAACAACCAGAAATTTTGAAAAAGTTATATGGACAGGAACTCAATTTGTTGCTGTTGGACAAAATGCAACAATTTTTGTTTCTACAACTGGAAATACTGGTTGGGAAAGAATAATTCCAAATATATCAGATGACCTAATTAATATAAAATACGAGTATGGTGTATATGTTGCTTTAACTGGCACAAATCAATTACTATTCTCCTTGGATTTACAATATTGGACACAAAGGTTAACAAACCAGAACAATGTAGTAAAAGATCTTGCATTTATACCTGCTCCATTACCTCCAGAAATAAGACCAATTGGACCAATTATTGCTGAAGAGGGTAGATATTTACTCGTTGGAACTTCTGGAACCACAATGTATGCTGAACCAATTTACAACAGAGCAACAGGAGTTTCCACAGTATCAAATGGTGCTGTGTCTTCAATTCGAGTTGTAAATCCTGGATTTGGTTATTCGCAATCAACTCCACCACCAGTTCTTCTTGAAGGTGATGATGCAGTTAGTGAAAAGATATATTCAATCAAATCTAAAGGTGATTTTGGTGTAATTACTTATGTTGGTGTTGGTGCTACTCATATTGATTTTGTACTGAAGAGTGAGCAATATGATAATGTAACTTTGGGTATTGGTTATTCCTCACTGAATACATTTGGAGTAACAAATAGTCAATTAGAAGTAAATGATTATTTTGTAATTTACAATAGCAATTCTACAGTTGGTCATGCATTAACTGGAATTACTACTTCAATGGGGGGAATGAATAATTATCCAGCATCAAGAGTTGGAACTGCAACTTCGTATCTTGATGGTGTTTATAGAGTTGGCACAGTTTCACCTGCTGTTTCTGGAATAGTTACAGTAAGATGCTACTTTACAACTGGACCAGGAAACATTCCAATCCAAGTAGATACTAACACTAATGATGCTCCAGACGTATATAGAACTCGTGGTCTAAAATAGAACTAAATAAAGAAAAAACGGTTGTATAAAATGCCTGCTATCATAACTGAACAATTTAGGGTGATGAATGCTGAAACCTTTGTAAAAAGTCTAGTTTCAGTTGGTAATACTGCAAATAATTATTATACCTTTATTGGTCAACCAAATAGTTTAAATCCACAGGCAGGTGGATCTGCTATTTGGGGTGATGGATTGACTCCATTGGACGGATTTGACGAAGAAAATCAGGTCAAAGAAACCATCATTGCTATGAAAAAAATTACAAATGAAGATGTAAGGAGGATGATTAGAAAAGTCCAGTGGACTTCTGGAACAACTTATGAAATGTACAGACATGATTATTCAATTTATAAGAAAACTCCAGTAACGAATCAACCAAGTTTATACGAATCAAATTTTTATGTAATTAATGAAGATTTTAGAGTTTATATTTGTCTTCAAAATGGAACTGATCCAGAAAACCCAAATGGAAGACCATCATTTGACCAACCAACATTTATTGACTTAGAGGCAAGACCAGCAGGAACAAGTGGTGATGGGTATATTTGGAAATATCTATTCACAATTAAACCATCTGAAATTGTGAAATTTGATTCTATTGAATTCATTCCAGTCCCAGAAAGTTGGGGAGAAGTTGGTGAGACTATTGCAACAAAAAATAATGCAGTTAATGGTAAAGTTGAGATTGTTACTATCACAGATAGAGGAATAAATTATCAACCCATTTCAAAATCATTTACAAATATTCCAATTCTTGGTGATGGAGTTGGAGGAAAGGCAACAATAACAGTAGATTCTTTTGGAAAAGTGTCTGAAGTCTTTGTTACAGATGGTGGATCTGGTTACACAAAAGGTATTATCAAATTCCAACCTGGTGCTCCTGGAATTCCATCAGAATTGTCAAATGATGGAAGAATTGCGACATTTGATGTTATTATTCCACCAAAAGGAGGACATGGATATAATATTTACAGAGAACTTGGTGCATATCGAGTGTTGGTTTATTCCAGATATCTAACCGATGAACAAAATCCAGATATTATTCTTGGAAACGATTTTGCCAGAATCGGAATTATAAAAAATCCAACAATTTTTGGTAGTGATACAGAAAGATTGAGTTTAGGGCAGGTAAGTGCTTTAAATTCTATAAAACTTTCTGGATTAACAACTCAAACTACATATCCAGTAGACTCTGTAATTAGGCAAACAATTGGTACAGGTATGACAGCAATTGGATTTGTTGCTTCTTGGGATAATGTAACTGGTGTTTTAAAATATTATCAACCAGTTGGTCTTGCTACAGTTGGTGTTGGATACAGAATTTATGGATTTACCTCATCTGCTATTGCTGGTGGTTCGTATACAATAAATTGTCCTAATATTGTTGGTCCAGCATTATCAATTGATAGAAACTTTACGGGTATTAGTACAGTAATAAATAGTAGGACATACCAGTTGGGAAGCAATTTTGTTGCTGGAATATCATCGGCAGAATATAACAAAAAATCTGGTGATATAATTTATATCGATAACAGAAAGGCAATTCCAAGATCAGCAAGCCAAAAAGAAGATATTAAAATCGTATTGGAGTTCTAAAGAAAAATGCCTCAGAATACTAATTTAAATGTATCTCCATACTTTGATGATTTTGATCCAAAGAAAAATTATCAAAGAGTTCTATTTAAACCAGCAACTCCAATACAAGCAAGAGAATTAACTACACTACAGACAATTCTCCAAAATCAAATTGAGAAGTTTGGACAGCACTTCTTCAAAGAAGGTGCAATGGTTATTCCTGGACAAATTTCTTATGATTCAAATTATACTTGCGTCCAGATTGACGAAACTCATCTTGGGATACCAGTATCTTTGTACATTAGTAGTTTAGTTGGAAAATTAATTAAAGGTGAATCTAGTGGTGTAACTGCAAAAGTAGAAAATTATATTTCAAATTCAACTTCAGATAGAAAAAACTATACTCTTTATATTAAGTACCAAAGTTCAAGTGACACTAATTTTTCAACCAATACATTTATTGATGGTGAAAATTTACTAGCAGTTAATGATATAACTTATGGAATTTCTGCTATTAGAGGTGGTTCTTCTTTTGCTACTTCAATTATCTCAAATTCAACTGCTATTGGTTCCGCAGCAAAAATAGCATCTGGTGTATATTTTATTCGTGGTTTCTTTGTGACTGTAGAACCACAAACTGTAATATTAGACCAATACTCAAACTCACCTTCGTATAGAGTTGGATTACTTATTAATGAAGAATTAGCAGTAGCATCAAACTCGTATAATGATTTGTTTGATAATGCTCAAGGATTTTCTAACTTTTCTGCACCTGGTGCAGATAGATTAAAGTTTGATGTAACTTTAATTAAGAAAGAGTTAAGTGATTTTAATGATGAAAATTTTGTAGAATTACTACGTGCAGAAAAAGGTGTCCTACAAAAATTTGTCAAAACTACTAATTATGATTTAATTAAGGATGAACTGGCAAGAAGAACTTATGATGAGTCTGGTGATTATTATGTAAGACCATTTAATATTTCACTAAAAGAATCTTTAAATGATCAAATTGGCAACAACGGTTTGTTTGTAGAAAATCAACAAACAAAGCAAGGCAATGTACCAAATGATTCTGTAGGTTGTATATTAGTTTCACCAGGAAAGGCAGTTGTAAGAGGATACGACATTGAAACTATTGATACTACTATTGTAGATTTTCAAAAACCAAGAACTACAGAAAAAGTAGTCAATCAATCCATACCATTCAGTGTTGGTAGACAAATTTTAGTAAATAATGTTTTTGGTTCTCTTCCTGTTGGTTTTGGGTCTACATCTCAAATTTCTCTTTATTCTGGAAGAACACAAACTCCTGGTCTTGCGTCTGGAGAAAAAATTGGTGTAGCAAGAGTTTATGATTTAAAACTAAGAAATGCTGGATATGCAAATACATTAAGTGAATTTGATTGTTCACTTTATGATATTCAAACATATACAGTTATAGAATTAAGTGCTTCAATAACTTTAAGTGCATCCACATTTATTGAAGGAAAGTATAGCTCTTCTAGTGGATATGTTGTTTCTGATGTAATCAATTCAAATATAGTTAAATTATATCAAGTTTCTGGTTCTTTCAAGCAAGATGAAGGTTTAATAATTGACGGCATAGAAGATGGAAGAGTCATAACAAGAGTTAGGGATTATAATCTAACAGATGTTCATCAAATTGTTGGTATAAACACTGCTGCTGGAATTGGTTCTTTTACTGCTGATCCAATTTTAAACAAAAAAATATCCCTAACAGAATCTGGTGTTCAATATACTATCACTAGTGGGGCATCAGGAATCAGTACAGTAACAACTTCAACTAACAATTTTTATGTTGGTATAAAAACTGGTGATATTGTTTCTTATACAAAGCAAGGAAATGTTGTACCAACCTACAATGAAGTTGTAAGTATTGATACTTCAGAGAAAAAACTAATTTTAGTACCAACCAATACAGTTCCTGGTGTTTCTGATGGAACATTACCTTCTACTGTAATTACTGCCAATGACTTCAAAAAAGTGACATTAGATGTTTTAAATACATCTAATGCATTCTTGTATGCTAAACTTGGCAATAATAATATTTCCAATTTAGACTTAAGTTCATCAGATATTTCTATAAGAAAATCATATGTCATTACAGTAGTCAGCAATTCATTTAATGGTAATCTGGAAACAAACGTTGACCTAACTTTAGAACCATTTGACGAAGAAGATTACAGTCTTTCATATGTTTCAAATGGAAATATAGAATCTCTGGATAATCAAAAAGTCTATGTTTCTGGAAGAACTGTTAGCTTAGTTAATCTAAGTCAAAATGGACAAGCAATATTAACCGTAACATATAAAAAAGTAAATACAAAACTAAAGAAAAAACTATTCAACAGATGCTCAAGCATAATTATTGATGGTTCATCGTTAATTTCGTCTGGAATTGGAAAAACTACATTAAATGATGGTCTTACTTACAGAAAACCATATGGTCTTAGAGTTCAAGATAAAGCAATATCTTTAAATGTTCCAGATGTTGTTAACATTCTTGGAATTTATGAATCTTCAACAACATCAGAACCATCACTTCCAAGAATCTATTTCACATCTTTAAATTCAAGTTTAAATAACTTCATAAAAGGTGAAAGAATAATTGGAAGTACCAGTGGTGCTGTTGCTGCTTATGTTGGAAATGATGGAGTAAACAGCATTGAGATTGTTTACTTAAATGAAAATAGATTTTCATTAGGTGAAAGAGTAACATCTTCAGAGACCAATATCTCTGGTACTATTAATGCTGTTTCCATTGGTGATAAAAATATTAAAGATAATTATATCTTGGATAATGGTCAAAGACCAGAATACTACGATTATTCAAGAATAATTAGAAAAAAAGAAGTTTCATCGCCTACTAAAAAAATAAAAGTTATATTTAATAACTATACAATTAATTCTTCTGACCCTGGTGATTTTGTTTCTGCAGATTCATTTGATAAAGATAGATACAGTAAAGACGTACCAATTATCGATGGATACAGAAACACTGATATTATTGATTTAAGACCAAGAGTTTCGCAATTTGATGCTTCAACTGCTACAAAATCTCCTTTTGAATATTCATCTAGAAGATTCTCATTAAATGCAAATGCATCAAATCATATTTTCACTAAAGATAAGACAATAAATCTTTCTTACAATTATTATCTACCAAGAATAGATAAACTGTTCCTAACTAAAGAAGGAACATTTATTATTAATAATGGTGTTCCATCAAATTCCCCAAAGGCACCAAACAATTTAGATTCTGCATTAGAGATTGCAACTTTCTACTATCCACCATATCTTTATGATATGAAAGATGTTAGAGTTTCTCTTTCCAGTCACAAGAGATATACAATGAAAGATATCTCAAGACTTGAAAATAGATTATCAAACGTAGAATATTATAGTTCACTGTCTCTACTAGAAACAGATACTAAAAATCTTTCTATCAGAGACCCACAAACTGGTCTTGATAAATTCAAATCTGGATTTTTTGTAGATAATTTTAAATCATATAATGGTGGAGACATTGCAAATCAATCATATAAAGCAAGTGTAGACACAGCACTCGGTGTTCTAAGACCCCAACATTATACAACTTCCGTTGATTTAATACTTGGGTCTGAGGCAGTCATTGGTATTGGAACAACATCTAATCCAAATGTGGATTTAAGATTTGCTAATGATCTTGGTTCCAAAAATGTAAAACGTATCGGTGATATTGTTTGTTTAGATTATACTGATGTAGTTTATACAGAAAATAGATTTGCAACTAGAACAGAAAATGTAAATCCATTTAATACCCCAAGTTGGATTGGAACTATTGAATTGAATCCATCTACAGACACTTGGATAGAAACAAGAAAAACTGAAAGAACTCAGGATGTAGAGGGAAATTATAATACAGCAATTCAAATGCTTGGAGTTGATACCAATACTGGTCTATCTCCAATTAATTGGAATGCATGGGAAACAAACTGGACAGGAACTTCAACCGTTGAAGGTCCTGTAATCACACAGATACAAAATCCATCAACTTTATTATCTTCAACAACAGTATCTTCTGGGGATGTAATTACAACTACTGATATTTTCCAAGATTCCTTAACTCAATTTAGAAATAATACAGTAACAACAAGAACAGAACAAACTAGGCAGGGTATACAATTTGGAGTCAGTGAAAGATTTGATACAACTAGTCTTGGGGACAGAGTTGTATCTAGAGCAATCCTAACCTTAATGAGGTCTAGAAATATTGAAATTTTAGCAAGAAGATTAAAACCATCAACAAGATTCTACGCATTCTTTGACAATAGGGACATGACCACATTCATGGTCCCTAAACTTCTTGAAGTTAGAATGACTAGCGGAACCTTTATTGAAGGTGAAACTATAACTGGATTTATGCCAGTCACTGGAGTAAATCGTGCAATTACATTTAGACTTGCTAAGCAAAATCACAAATATGGACCTTACAATCAACCAACAGAATTCTATAAGGAAAATCCATATAATCCAACAAGTTCATTGTCTGGTTCATATTCATCAACAACAACTATTTTAAATGTTGATACTGCTAGTTTGGAAAACCAAGCAGATTCAAGATTCTTTGGATCTGTTGCACCTTCAATGCAACTAGTTGGAGCATTGAGCAATGCGATTGCAACAGTAACAGACATTAGACTTGTTACCGATTCCTCTGGAACATTTATTGGAGCTTTATTCATTCCAGATCCAACCATTCCATCAAATCCAACATTTGAATCTGGAACAAAAACATTATCATTGACCACAAGTTCAACCAATTCCACTATTGGTGGTTCCGTTGATAGTATTGCTGAAGCAAACTTTACTTCTAGTGGAACAGTAGATAATGTAGAAAGTTTGACTTTAAGAGTAAGAAATGCTGATATTGAAAGAAATATTAGAACAGATTCTAGAACTTTAACAGAAACTGAAGACAGACTTGTTGCAAATACAACTCTTACAAATAGATCAGTAATATCAACTAGAGTAATTCAGAGAAGATGGGTAGACCCACTTGCCCAAACATTTGAAGTAAATGATAACAATGGTGTATTCATAACCAAATGTGAAATTTTCTTCAGAACTAAAGATGAAGCAAATATTCCTATAACTTTACAATTAAGAACATCATATCTTGGTTTACCATCACAGGAAATTCTTCCATTTGGTGAAGTTGTTTTAAATCCAGATCAAATTACAATTTCTGAAGATGCTTCTGTCTCAACAACATTTACTTTCCCTGCTCCCGTATTCTTAGAAAGTGGCAATGATTATGCTATCGTATTGATTTCCAATTCAAACTCATATAATGTTTGGATTTCAAGAATGACTGAAGTTGATGTATCGACAATCAATAAACCAGAAGCAGAAAAAATCATCGTTTCCCAACAACCAACTCTTGGTTCATTGTTTAAATCGCAAAATGGTGCTACATGGGAACCATCGCAATTGGAAGATCTAAAATTCATTCTACATAGAGCAGAATTTACTTCAACCACTGGAAGTTTCCGATTCTACAACCCCGATTTAGGTGTAGGAAATAGACAAATTGCTTCTCTAAGACCAAATCCAATAGTTGCATATTCTAAGAAAATTCTAGTCGGTCTTTCGGGAACATTATCTACTTACGATATTACCAATTTAGTACCTGGAACAACAATATTGCAATCCAACTATCCTAATTTCTCTGGAAAGTTGTCAAGTATTGTAGGTGCTGTAGGAATTAACTCAAACCTCAGCATAACGAATCCTGGAGTTGGATATACCGAAAATACAGTATACAATAATCTTCCATTAACCACATTATCGGGTAGAGGTTCTGGTGCTAAAGTTAATTTAACTATCCAATCTGGAGTTGCAATTGCAGCAACAGTATCTATTGGTGGAACAGGTTATGCTATTGGTGATACATTAACTGTTCCAAGCAGTCAAACTGGTGGATTTGGTAGAAATTTGGTATTGACAATTCCGAATTTAGTTGGAATCATTTCATCATTCAATTCATTGATTATAGATCAAGTTCAAGATGAAATCAATACATCGAACGTTGCTAATGAGATTTCTTATGTAAATCCAAGCAATGGAATATCAACGATTTCAAATGGACTCGTAAATTACTCTGAACTTTTAACTGATGGATTACATTTCAAAGTAAATCACAACAATCATGGAATGTATTCTGATACTAACCTGGTTACTCTTTATGGAATTGAATCAGATGTACCTCCACAAAAATTAGTAAGTGACTTCAATCAGGCTGCAACTGGAAGTATCCAAGTATCTTCTGTTGGAATCTTTACTAGTTTTGAAAATATTGGGATATCATCGGACAATCCAGGATATATCAAGGTAAATAATGAAATAATCAGATACACTGGATATGACTCTGATGCAAATACTCTTACTGGTATAACTAGAGGAATTGATATCGACAATCCTGGTGTTTTTAATGTCACAGTTATACCGTACCACTTCTCTGGCTCCCCAGTATTTAAATATGAGTTTAATGGTATTTCTTTGAGAAGAATAAATCGAACACACTCATTTGCGGATGTAGATACCAATAAATATCCAATCACTCTAGATAGTTATCATATTAAAGTAAAAACTGATGAGAAAGGAAAAGATAGAAGATTTGGTCCACCACAATTATTCTTTAGTGAAACAAAGACAGGTGGAACATATGATTTAAATGTTGGTTCATCTGGAGCAAATACTATTTCTGGACCAAAGGCATCTCAAAATATACAATTTGATAGTTTAAGACCAAATATTCAATCACTTCTTCCAGAAACAACATCACTTGATGCAAAAATTAGAACAGTGACTGGAAAGAGTGTAAATGGGACTGAACTACCATTTAGTGCCAGAGAATTTGAATCAATATCATTGAATTCAAATAATTACTTTGATAATCCAAGAATTATTGCATCAAGGGTCAACGAAGTTGCAAATCTTCAGAGCTATCTTGGATATAAGTCCTTTGTTATGGAAATGACTCTTTCCACTAGTGATACTAAAGTTTCACCAATTATAGACTTGGATAGAGTTAATATTATTACAACAATGAATAGACTTGATAGACCAGTTGCAAATTATGTAACTGATCCTAGAGTTAATAGTCTTTATGATGATCCAACTTCTGCAATTTATATCTCCAAAGTAATTAGATTGCAAAAAGGTGCAGATAGTCTCAAAGTTTACTTTGATGCTTATAGAGATGTTTCAAATGAAATTATAGTAATGTATCGATTGTTGAGATCTGACACTCCAGATGACCAACAACTATTTGAATTGTTCCCTGGTTTCAGAAATGTAGATTTAAATGGCAATGTGATTGATCCAAAAAATAATGATGGTACTCCAGATATTAATGTTTTACCTTCTTCTTCCGAATCGGAATATAGAAGTTATGAATATACTGCTAAAGACCTACCATTATTCAATGGGTTCCAAATAAAAATTATCATGGCAGGAAAAAATCAATCAGTTGTACCAAAAATTAAAGATCTAAGAGCAATCGCAGTATTATGATACCCATAAAAGATAGTAATGGTCTCTTTAGAGATGAAGAGACCAATGCAGTTTTGAATTGCAATGAACACGAATACAATGAGTATATGAAAATAAAAAATAGAAAAATACAAGAACGGGAAGAATTGGATAACATAAAATCAGATATCCAAGAAATAAAAGATTGCCTAAAATTATTGGTAGAAAGGATAAATAACTAAAAAGTAACTTCTTGCAATGTCTGCTAAGATTATAAATCTCGTTTTAGAGCAAGGTGCAGATTTTCAAAGTACCTTTACGATTTATAATGAAAATGGTTCAAGATTGAACTTATTCAACTATACTGCAATAAGTTATATCAAAAAGAGCCCTTATTCATCAAAAACATATCCATTTACTATTTCTTTTCCCGATAGAACACAGGGAAAAATAATGGTTTCAATGGCAAAAACGGAAACTTCACTAATGGAAGGTGGAAGATATGTTTATGATGTTGTAATTACATCTCCATCAAATTATAATACAAGAGTTGTTCAAGGAAGTCTTTTAGTTACTCCTGGAGTTAGTATATGAGCAACTACGATGTAGTAGTATCGTCTCCTAATTTTAATGTCAATTTGGTCCAAGAGGACCAATATAACATTGGTGTAAATTATGAGGCACCTCTAAGAAGTATTCAATATACTAATTTGATATTGGATAATATATCATTACAATTTAATGGGTCTACTACATCTTTTTTATTGACAGTAAATGGTCAACCATATACACCAGCGAATGAGCAACAATTAGTAATTTCAATTAATGGAATAGTTTTAAGACCAATCGTTGATTATCAAGTATCTGGAAATACTTTATATTTTACAAATCCACCAGTATCTGGATCAAATTTTTCTGGAATAGCTCTACAAACAACGGCAGATTTAACAAGAACCATTGTTTTTATGGTTGATAATGGGTCTCAGGACATTGCTCCAGGAAATAAAGGATATTTAACTTTAGATGTGACTGGGACTTTAGAATCATGGACAATATTATCAGAAACAACAGGAACAATAGCATTTGACATTGAAAAATCATCTTATACTAATTTTCCGAATAATTTTTCTTCTATTGTGGGAAATGAATACCCCATCCTAAATAATCAAAATAAAAATAAAGACGATAATCTTACAACATGGTCAAAAACATTAGAACTTGGTGATGTTTTAAGATTTGAAGTATTGAGTTGTGTCGGAATACAAAGGTGTTCCGTATTTTTGAAACTAAAAATTTGATTTTTAGTAATATATAAATAAGAATATAAAGTAATTTATAACGAGTCAGGAGACATTATCAATGGCACTATTAGTTCCAGATTGTGGCGAACTTCAATCCCTAAGATATCTTGTAAATAGTAGTCACGAAATTCCAAGGAATTTAATTCTTAAATTATATTCAAGTGACACAACCCCAGCGGAATCTGATGTTCCTGCTCAAAATAAGTTTTATGAACCATATGATGCTTCTGGCAACATTGGTTATGGAACTGACCCATCCAATGGATATCCAAGAGTAATCAATAATAGATTTGATCAAGACTATACAGAACAATTTGGCATTCTGCTAAATGGAAACTTGTGGAATGTTAGAACAATCACCACTCCAATTGTTACCACAAACGGTTCTGGAACTGTAAACCAGTACACAATTACTGTATCATCAACAACAAATATTGCAGTTGGTCACTACGTTTCTGGTGGTGGTGTTGGAACTCGTGCTACAGTTGCTGCTATTGATGGAAATACAATCGTTCTTACTGTTCCAAATACAGGAACTTTCCTAAACCAATCATTGGAATTTGGTAGAGGAACAACTACTGCTTCATACCCAGAGCAAACATTTACATTCAGCTCTGCTGCCAATAACCAGTATGGTTACTACTTGGTAAGAGCAAATAATATGCCTGTTGAAATTCATGGGGTTCAAGATGCTGCAACTGTTTCAACTGCTGTAGCAGTAGCAAAAACCCAAACAACAGGAACCATTGGTAGAAACTATATTACCTTATTTGATAAGAAATATAGTCCAACTGGTGTTGGTTCAACTGGTTCATTTGTAGTTGAAGTTGATGCTCCAACTGGAATCACCACTAACCAAAGAGTAGTTGGTACTGGAATCGCACCAAACGCAAGAGTTGTTGGTGTTGCTGGCACAAATACTATTGTATTAGATAAAGGAAATACAACAACAGTAGCTGGAATCGTTACATTTACAGAAAATGTTGGAGAAAACATCACTGTAGGTATGGCAGTCACTCATGGAAACGTTGTTGGGGAAGTTAATGCACTCCCAGAAGGAACTTTAGTAACTGGTTTTGATGAACGTGAAAGAATTGTTTACCTAAGCAACAACCTGGTAAATAACATTCAGGCTGCTACTGGTGCTACTGTATTCTTCAACTGCAGCCAAGTAACTGCACCAAGTCACGGACTAGTTCCTGGAGATGTAATTTATATCGCAGCAGGAACAGGAAATACAACAACTGCTTCATCAACATATACAATCTTTGAGACTGTTGGAACAGACGTATTCAGAACGACTCCAGCACTTGCTGGTGTTGGAAGTGCTACTCTTTACAGTAGCATCATGTTTGCTGAAAGATTTACAAACGGTCCTTACAACATTCAGAACAACGGAGACCAAATTAAGGTTACTCTAAATATCAGCCTCGACTGATTTTTCAAAATTATATCTTTATTATGGAGGGGTTGCAAAAGTAATCCCTCCTATTTTTTTAAGGTAGGAGATTAATATGACATTACGTTATGTCGGTCCAAATTATACCTTCGAACAGCAACGTGTTGAGATTAATAATCTTGCACTAGACGTTGTTGGGTTGGGAACTCCTACTTATGTTATTACTGCTGGTTATGCAGCAACCTCTGGAGTATCTACAAGTGTCATAGGTGGTATCAGTTCAGTCACTCAACTGCAAGTCACTGGTTTTTCTACATTCACTGGGTCCGTAAGTTTTGGGACTTCTGCTTACTTTGCAGACAATGTGTTTGGATATTTTGGTAATAGTGGTGATTTGTATATTGGACACAATGGATCCATAAGTGCTATTGCAGATTCTGGAACTGGTGATCTTTATATTGCTGGTGATAATAGTTTAATTATCACCGATCTTTCATATACTGAGAATAAAGCAAAATTTAATACTAATGGTTCTGTAGAACTTTATTTTGATAACTCTAAAAAGTTTGAAACTCTTGGCACTGGTGTAACAGTCACTGGAACTACTTTTACAAATCAGTTAAGTGTTTCTGGTGCCACAACAATCACTGGTAATCTCAATGCACCTGGAAATTATTATGTAAAACTTGCAAGAACAACAGATCAAACTGTTACTACAGGTGTTGACACTTTAATTGTTTTTACTGCAACAAGTGATAGTAATGGTTGGTACAGTGGAATTACAACTCGTACCACACCAACCGTTGCAGGAACTTATCGTGTTGATGCAATGATGAACTGGCAAGCAGGAACTGTAACAAATAATCAATCAAATATTCAACTAAGAAAAAATGGAACTACATTTGCATTACATCAAGTTGGGATAACAACTTTTTCATATAGTCAAACTGTCTGTGGAATTGTCACAATGAACGGAACAACAGATTATATTGATTTTACAGTTTATACTTCAAATCCAACCAGTCAAACTGTTAGAGGAACTGTTGATGGTTCATGGACGAAGATGGAGGTGTTTAAAATTAACTGATGGCCATATTCTCCTATACAACTGGATCTGACAGCCATAGGATTAGTCGTTATGCTAATGAAATCATTAGCAACTACTCCTCAGTTTTGTTGTCGGATTTTACTTTTATAGGAGATCCAGACTTTAAAATTTCTTCCCATTCAGAAGAACTAGAAGAACAAAGAGCATATTCATATAATGAATCTGCCATTGTTTCATTTGAGAGTGAAGATTATGGTCTAATTTCGGATTTAGTTTCATATTATGATGATTTTGGTGACGTAACTGATTCCATAGTAAGTCGTTCTCAAATTTTCGATTACGGTACAATTACAATTATATCGGCATCGACACCATTTGGAAAATTATCTATTTCTACAGAGTTTGCAGATGTAAGTCTGGTAAGGAATAGTGTTGGTGGTTTAACTTTCCTTGTCAGTGGAAAGGCAAAAATTTACGTATTACCAATACATATTGGTTCAGGAAGAATTCGACCATTTGGATATTCTCAAAGCACCAGAACTGCGTATCAGTATGGTTCTGGTGCTTTGTTTGGATTCAATGGAGCAGCAAAATCTACAACAAATACACCACCAGAAGCAAAACTCCGCATTCGTGTTTTTGGTGGTGCTTTTGATGCATTCTCAAGAGGAAATTATTCCAGCACTGGACTATTCTCTGCATTTACTGGTGCTGGACTATCAAGAGTTATCATTACGAAGTCAGAAACAAATATCTTTAGATTCTCTGGTTCTGCTACAGAAAAGAATGGAGAATCTTATGTTGGTTCTGGTTCCCTATTTGGATTCGTTGGACATGCAGAAAGAGTAACTTATGACTATAATGAATCATCAGTAATAAGACCAGAAGGACTTGATTATGGATTTGTTACCGATAATTACACTTCTGAAGATGACTTTGGACTAATAAGTGAAGAACCAAGTCCACAAAAACCATGGAATAAGATTGATTATGGTTATATTACCGATAATGATACAAGATTACCATTTGGTAAGTTAAAATTAAGTTCCGATACTGGAATTGTATTCTCACCAAATCAAACTACCACTGGAACAATTTCCATATTTGGAAATGCTCGTTTATTCATTTTACCAAAACACATTGGTGTTGGAAAATTCACTATATTTGGAAACTCAGAACCAAAAGCATCTTTATCACAAATTGGTTCTGGTTCACTATTTGGATTTGTTGGGACAGCAATATCAAAAGCAACTGCAGAAAAAACAGAAATCAAAAAATCGGATATTAAGATTTCTGGTTCTGCTGGTCAATCTATCGTTCCTGCACCACATATTGGTTCTGGAACATTATATGCATTTACTGGTTCTGGAGAAGCAAGAGCACTAGTAAAATCAACAACAGGTCTATTTAAATTCTTTGGTTCTGCAGTCCAGAAGAATGCAGAATCCTATATTGGTTCTGGTTCACTATTTGGATTTGTTGGTCATGCAGAAAAAGTCACTTATGACTACAACGAATCTTCTGTAGTAACTATTGATGGACTTGATTATGGATTTGTTGCTGATAATTATACTTCTGAAGATGATTATGGATTCATAAGTGAACCAACTAATTATGGTCAACAAAAAGTTAATTATGGTTATATTACTGACAATGAAAATATCTTCCCATATGGAAGATTTAGATTTAGTGATAATAAGGCATCAGTACAAGCAGCACTATCTCATGTTGGTTCTGGAACATTATATGCATTTACTGGTGCTTCAGAGACAAGACTATCTGCACAAGAAACAACTGGACTATTCAAGTTCCTTGGTTCTTCCCAGTTAAAAGCATCTCTATCTCATGTTGGTTCTGGTTCACTGTTTGCAATTGTTGGTGGTCAAGAATCTATTACTCAAGAACCACATATTGGTTCTGGTGGAATTACATTATTTGGAACTGCAACAGAAAGAAATACAGAATCCTACTTTGGTACTGGTCGAGTAAAAGTATTCTCGACACCAATACCTGCATATAGATCATTTGGATATAATGGTAGTGGAAACCTACAAATAACCAGAATTAGTTCTGCAACTATAGGTTTTGGTTTAGTTCATGTTGGTTCTGGATCTCTCTTTGCAATTGTTGGTGGTCAAGAATCTATTACTCAAGAACCACATATTGGTTCTGGTACTATTACCTTATTTGGTGCAGCAACAAATATCAAGAATACAGAATCCTATGTTGGTTCTGGTTCACTCTTCGCATTTGGAACCAAAACAGAAGTCAAGTCCAATGCTCCATCAGCAACAGGTCTCTTCAAGTTCTTTGGATCTTCTCCGCAAGCAATTACTCCCGCACCACATATTGGTTCTGGTCGTATCTTTGCGTTTACTGGAGCAGCAGAATCTACCTCAAGTTCTCTTGTTGCAACAGTACTCTTCAAGTTTGCAGGAAATGCAATTGAGAAGAATACAGAATCTTATGTTGGTACTGGACGCATCTTTGCATTCACTGGTGCATCAGAAGTCAAATCAAATGCTCCATCAACAACAGGTCTCTTCAAGTTTGCAGGAAATGCAATTGAGAAGAATACAGAATCTTATGTTGGTACTGGTTCACTCTTTACCTTCATCAGTTCTACCGAGTCTTCTGCAGCAACCAAGGTTTCAACAGGTCTCTTCAAGTTTACTGGATCTGCAGACGAGAGAAATACAGAATCTTATGTTGGTTCTGGTTCACTCTTTACATTCGACAGTTCAACTTCTGTTGTTTCTGGTTCACTGCTCCCACAGGGAGCACTATTCAGATTTGGTGGTTCTTCCGCAATTGGATTCACTCTAACAGAAGTTGGAGGAGGAACATTCAATCTCAGACAAAGAGTTTCTGGTCTTGATGCTCGTGAAAAACAACGTTATATCTCTGGAATTGAAAGGAACACAGTTGTTCCAAAAACTGATGGTGCGTTATTCAGAGCAACTGGTGTTGTCACACTATTCTTTATCTACGGAGAAGTTGGTTCTGGTTTCATTACCCTTTCTGGAAATGCAAGAACGCAAACAAAACCAGTTCACGTTGGTCAAGGACAACTTTCGATTAATGGTAGTGCTGAAACACCAAGAGCAAGACCATATATCGGAACTGGTTCACTCTTTGGTTTAAATTCTTCAGTAACTGTTGCGGCAAGCAGACCACCAGTAAGTGGAACACTATTCAGATTTACTGGATCTGCAGTAGAGAAGAATGTAGAATCTTATACTGGTTCAACAGAGACAAAACTCTCTGGAAATGCAAATATAATTGCAAGACTGAAGCATATTGGATCTGGAAAAACAACTATATTTGGTTCTGCAATCGAGAAGAATACAGAATCTTATGTTGGTTCTGGACGCATCTTTGGATTTACTGGTGGTGCAGAGTCTATTGGCAGAAAACTACCAGAATTCAAGACTCTATTCAGAATCACTGGTTCTGGTATAGTACGCAATCTTTATACTCACATTGGTACTGGTTCTCTCTTTACGTTTGTCAGCAAGACAGAAACAACCAGTTCTGCAGAGACAAAAACAACACTATTCAAGTTTACTGGATCTGCGGCAGAAAAGAATACAGAATCTTATATTGGTTCTGGTCTTGTTCGATTCCGTACCAGGGATTCAATTCTCGATATCAATGGCAAAGTCATCTTTGTCAGTGCTCAGGAGTCTTCTACTGTTGTACCCCCAACTTCAACTACATTGTTCAAGTTTGGTGGAGCAGCAAAAACAGAAAGAAATACAAACTGGACTACTACTGGAACATTATTTGGTTTTGGTGGTGGTGCAGAAAGAGTATCCTTCACTCCAGCAATTTCAACAACACTATTTGACTTTGTTGGAACTGCCGAAGAAAGAAAGAGTAAGAGTTATGCTGGATCTGGAAGTATATTCGGATTTATTGGTGCTGCAGAATCTTCTGCAGTTGTCAGTACAACTGGTGGACTATTCAAAATTACTGGTTCTGCAAAAGAATCCGTACTTCCAGCAACTTATGTTGGTACTGGTTCACTATTTGCATTTGTCAGCAAGACGGAATCAGTTACATTCTCACCACCAACAACAAATCTATTCAAGTTCACAGGAAATGCTGTCGAGAAGAATACCGAAGCATATTTTGGAACAGGAAGAATATTTGGATTCCAGTCTGCAGGTATCGCAAGAGTTGTTCCTTATGATAGAACACAAATACTCTTTAGACTATCTGGTGTATCTAAAGAAACATTTGGACGTGCTGGTTATGTTGGAATTACTCAAGCACAATTTAATGGAATATCAACAAATAGATATGTTGAATTTGATTCACCAAAACCAATAAGAATATACATAATTTGATAAATAAAGATATACAATCTTTATATCAATGTCAAATACAAAACGAGTTCAACTCAGAAAAGGTACTGAGCAAGAACATGCTTCGTTTACTGGTGCTTTGGCTGAAGTTACCGTTGATACGGATAAAAGTGTAATAAGAGTCCATGATGGTTTGACAACTGGTGGTTTTGAAGTATCAAAAGCAAGATATACACTTATTTCATCAGCAACAACATTAAAGGCAAATACAAAATATCATGCAGATACTACTAATGCCGAATATTCAGTAACTTTACCAACTCTTATCAACACAGGTGACTATATTAGTCTGTTTGATTCAAAATCTTTCTGGAGCATAAATAATCTTATAGTAGTCACTCAAAATAATCAGAAATTTAAAAATGCTTCTGGGTTAATTGATGCCCCACTTGTATGTGATGTTTCTGGTGCTAGTGTCGAATTGATCTGGGAAGGTACTTACTGGAGGGTCTCTGTATGACAATGTTCTTAAGCGGAAGTATGACATCTTCTTCTTCGAGTGGAAGTAATTCATTCAATGATACTTCTACTCTAAAAAAAGAAAATGATTGGTATATTCACGCTCTTCGCAGAGATTCTAGTGGAATGCTTTATTATACACAAGTAAGATCAACTGATTCCAATGTAGTTGGTGATTTTTATAGAACAGATGGCAGTCAGTATCCCGACTTTTTGGAGGGAATTGATTACGTCGAAGAAACTACAGAAGAAAAAACATATACCAATCACCCTGCTGATAAATATCAACAGTTCAGGTTTGATTTTCGAAGAATTTCTTATTTCATCGATGATGATGGATACTTTGTTGCCAGAGTTGGTGGCACATACGATTACAATACC